AGAACAGCTTAAGATTAAAAAATCTCAGCTTAAATCTAGTTTAGCACAGTTTGCTCTCTATGCATCAGATAGAGTCCGTGACTTGATGGATGATAAGTCAGAAACTAATAGACTAGTCCGAGTAAGAGAAGAAGGTGAGAAGCTGGAGGAGCGAGCAGAGCAGTATTTGGCAGAGTTAAATGAATTAGTAAACGCAGAAGTACTAAGTGCAATTACGACTTCTGTTGATCAAGATATACAGGATTATATAGGAAGAAAACTGCCTTCTGCTCAGGATGAATTATCTCCATCGCAACAAGAGGAATTGATAAGAATGTTTGGTTCAAGGTTTAGACCTAACATCGAAACTAAATATGAGGGTACTAAAAAAGAGGTCATGCGGATGCAGATTAAGGCTTCAGAGCTTAAAACTGAAGGACTTACTGAGCAGGCGGCAAGTCAACTTATTTTAGAATTAGACAGTCAGCTTAAGCCGTTAAGAAGGATGGCGAGTAATTTCTTTGATGAAGTTCAGGATGACAACATGAATAGGCAAGTTCCGAAAAGTTCACCACCGCCTGCTCCTACAACATCACCGAATACTGAACCACCGCCTCTTCCAGCGAATAATCCTTTAGGAACAAACGCTCCTACTGGTAATACTGTTGAGGAAAAAGTTAACCCACTAGACGGCATAACACCAGACGAAGGAGAAGCACCAGACGAAGGAGAAAGTAAACCCGTAGTGCAAACGGTGCCTGCTAGACCCACGACTAAAAGGCGTGGTAGACAAGGAAACCTAAAGCAAACAGGTGCAGCTAAAAGACCCCCTAATATACTTTCCCGTATCGCAGGAAGTTTCTCAGGTAACAATAAAAACCAAGATTCTATACTTCGCGACAGAATTGCTTTGCAAAAAGAAGCAGAGAAATATGGCATACCTTTTACAACTTCTGCAGAGGTTCGTAGAAAGTTGGCAGAGCTTGATTCAGCACCGCTTGAAGCCTCAGCGGGTGAGGATGTAGTCGAACAGCCCCCGACTCCACCTGCTATTGAGGAACCTTTGCAAGCAGCACCCACTCAGCCACCAAGAGCCGAACAGGCTCCAAGCCTTCCAGATGTTGATCTTTTAAGCAGAGTATCAGCTCGTGAAGATGGCCCAATGTTTTCAGTCTACGACAAGCCACCGCCAACAAAGATGCTACCAGTCTCTCAGTATGGAAATGCAGATCGTCAGGCTATGAGTAAATTTCAAGGGCAGAATGTGATTCCTGTGAATGCTGTGCAAACCTTGCCAGATGGGACTACTGCAGGTTTTAGGGCGTTAGCCATTGATTCTAATGGTGATGGTAACCCTGATAAAATTTTGGACATTATAGATCAACCTAGATTTACGAATCCTAAAGGACAAAGAATAGACCAACAGTATAATAGCCCTGAAATGTTAAATGCATTAAGGGGGAGTTTAGGCATATGATATGGAATACTCTAGTCGTTCTTTAAATAAGTTTAAGGAAAACCTGAGGCAACTGGGTGATCCTGATGTTGATACAACTGACACCTATTTAGTAAGAAGGCTTACTAGGGAGATCGAAGAGAGGGGATACACCATTGATGAAATTGGTGATCCTGAGTTTGCCTCTCATGCACGAGAAGTAGCTAACCTTAAGCCAAGAGCTTACAAGGGTGCGATTGATGAGTTTGGGCGTGGCATTTCAAGTGGGCTTGAAGGAATGAAAGGCACTGCCAAGGCTGGTATCGGACTGGCTGCAGGTGCATTAGGATTTGATGAAGTAGAAGATGATTTGATGTCCTCAGCTCGTCTCAACTTTGAGAAAGCAATCAAGGAAGGCCCAAGAAGCGAGCGTGATATCACTAAGGTGAACCCTTTTGCAGAAGGAGGAAGTTGGTCATCACTTGGTCGATGGGCTGCAGGAATGGCTGGCGAAGTCGCTCCGCAAGCACTCGAACTAGTTGGCTCTATGGTTATCGGTGCAGGTGTTGGAGGTGTTGCGGCACAGGCAGCAAAGCAGGGAATTAAGAAAAAGATAAAAGACGAGATTAAGGAGGGTGTTGATCTAGACGAGAGACTTCGTAAGGAGATGCGTAAGAAGTTTAGCAGTGGAGCAAAGTGGGGTGCTGGAGTTTCTACTGCAGGCTCTTCTATTACTCAGAATTCAGGTGAAGTCTATGCTGACCTCTATAATAGTTCCAACGGATTCACCGAGCCTGAGTACATAATGGAGGACGGTGAGCGGGTAAAGAATCCTAATTATGTAGATGCTAAAGATGCCCGAATGATGTCAATACTCGCAGGCGGTGTATCTGGTGCTCTGGAGTCTGCTATACCGCTAACCCTAATTGGAAGACTTTCTCAAAAAATAGGAATGGGTGAAGCGAGGACTCAGGTGGGTAAGATGATAAATTCTATGCCTGCGGGAGTCGTATTTGCAGGAACTGCAGGCGTAGAGGGTGCAACAGAAGCAGGGCAGGAACTTGTTAATTGGGCAGCAGCAAAGATTGCCCGTGGTGAAGACCTTGATCTTACTCAGCAGGACATCAATCAGCTTATCAATGCAGGAGCGATGGGTGTTATGGGAGGTACTGTTCTTGGCGGAGGTGTCGAGCTTACCCGTAAAGCTTTGAGTTCCGAAGATAGTGCTCCTGATATAGACATCTCTGATATCCCAGAGCAGGAAGACGAAGGTGTTATTGAGCCAACATATGAAAGCGATTTAAGCACGGGAGACTATGTTATTCGACCAGCCACAGGAGAAGTGGGTCGAGTCATGGAAAACCTTGGTGGTGGAAAACTGAAGGTGGTAAATGCTGATGGTGAAGTAATTTTGACTGAGGGCGGTAGCGAGGAACAGGATGCAACTCGTTGGAACCTTGACCCTGATCTTAAGCTTGATCTGGAAAAGGATGATCTTGCTAAGCTGCCTACAGTCTCATTGAAGAGAATTGAGCAGTTTGCTACAGGTGATTACGCCAAGCGAGTTGAGGAGGTATTAAAAGAGCGTGGGGAGGAGATTGCCAGAACTGAGCTTGTTGAAGAGGAAGTAAAAACTTTTTTAACTCTTCCATCTATACCTAAAGGTTTTGTCCGAATTATACATCAGACAAGCGAAAGTCTAATTGAGAAAATCAAATCAGAGGGATTGCAGTGGAAGTTTAACTTGGGAAATACAGCCCATGTAATATCTTCAATGGATCAGCTTGACAGTTATGTGGATGACCAAGGTAATCTAAAAGATTTTACAGGCGGTGGAAGCACGATGAATGTAGCCGTGATGGATATTCCGCAAGACGTTTATGACAGAGCAGCTCGACCAAAAAGATACGCAAACCCTGACGGTACTTTTGAGGTTGAGGGAACTATTGATCCTAAGTATTTCGTCGCCAAGGTAAGCGGAAAAAATGTTCTTGCTAGTGAAACGAAAGAACCAGTAAAAATAAAAGAAAATCTAGTAGTTCGTAAAGAAGGCAAGGAGGAAGTACTGGAAGGTAAGTATGAGATAAAAGAGGATGATGATGATATTAGTTATGAATTTACCCCTCAGCCCGATCTTACAGATTCTCGAAAGCTTGCGATTAAGGAAGCTATCGAAGAAAAACTAAAAGCAGTAGCGGAAAAAAAGAAAAAGTCATTCAAGGGTATTCACACTTGGATAGACAGCCTTACTGATAAACAGATGGTAAAGGAGCATGAGGCTCGCAAAGGCTCTGCTAAAATAGAATTAGCCAAGAGGCTCAAGAGTAAGGGCTACATTGTTAATGATGAGCTCATACCATCTAGAAAAGATTTTGCTGATGTAGAAACCAACAGGGAAAAGTATTATCAACTTCTCGATGAAATCGAAAATGAGGATATACCCACAAGCGGAAAAGCGTACAACAATCTTAAGAAGAACGACAAGCTGCGAGGCTTCCTTAATAAACATCATAGCAAGCATTTTGATTCAGACGGAAATCTGTTACCTAATAAAATAGATAGAGAGCTTAGCAGGGATGAATTAAAGGAAGAGCAGGAGAAAAGAAGGTTAGCAAATGAACAGTGGCTCAAGACAAACAAAGCAGAAGGAGTGTTTAAGTATGAGCGTGGGAATTGGTTAATCACCAAAGTTTTCAGCGAGGGTACAGTTGCGATACAAAAGATCAAGGATGGGAAGCCTGTCGCAAGTGAAACAAAAGTGATTGGAGTTAGGAACTTAGGTGAACGAAATCCCGATTATAAGGTTAATAAAATTGGGGAAGTATTTATTGATTCAACTTCTAATATTAGGAAATACATTTTCGGGAAAAGAGCAGGTAAGTACGATACCCTAGATAATGAGGGAGTTGTAATAGCTCAGACAACTAGAGATGAAAAACCAACACCAAGTCAAGTCAAGCGAGACCGAGAGGAACTTGATATTGATCTGGAAGCAGAGCAACAAGCTGAAGAAGAAAAAAGGCTTAAGGCAATCAGGAAAATTGTAGGTAAGGATGTCAAGATTGGCCCGATTGTTAATAATAGGTTTAATGTAGATACAAAAATCGGAGGTCTTACAATCAGGAGAAGTTACAAGTGGGAGCCTGTCTCCGAGACGCTTCAGGGTAGCCGTCCACAGCCTGTAATTGCAGCGGGGTGGACTGGCCCAATTCCATATTTTCAAACTTCAGAAGAAGTACAAAAAGACTTTCCTTCATTAAATCCCGAAGGATTTTATATTCGTGGATTTAGAGATACAGACGGCTCTATAAGATTATTTGAAGACAGGCAGACGAAACCAATTTACACCGAGAGCAAGAAGAGCAAGACCTACACAAACAAAATTCCTTTGATTAATCCCGAAGGGGGATTTTCTTGGAAAACAGTCTACAACCAGTGGACAGGTGAGAAGAAAAGCGTAGCGAGTCCATCCAGTTCCAGTGAGCCAATACTAGATAATTACTCCGAAGACTTTGGGGATGCTATAATTAAATATCAGCCAGCCAAGGGAGAAACAATAAAGGATGCCATTGGTGATAAATTTGATACCCAAACGAAGGATAATCGTGGGGGTAGAACACTTGGTGTTGTATTTCAGGATAAAGAATCAGGAGAAGTATTTGTAAGGACTGCCCAAGCAGTTAAGGACGGGATTAAAGTTGATGGGCTGATTTCACAAAAAGCATATAATCCTAGAGCCCAGAAGAGCAGGGCAAGAATTGTGGATTCTGAGTTTGATGAGAAGTACTCAGTTATCGGGTATTTTGAAAAAGCCTCCAGAAAAAGTAAGGCTGACACTTGGATAACAGGGGCAAAGAAAAGATTCAATTTTGAAGATCAAGCCTCTTTCAAGGCTGCAAAAGATAAGATTAGCAAATTGCCTGAGGATCACCCTTTTACTCGTTATAAAGATGGAGACACAGATGAAGAAATAGTTGATGAGAACGGTGACTACAATCCGCTATTATCCGCCTATAATTCTGATTTTCATAATGATGTTCGTGTGGCAGACATTTTAGCTGCATTTGGTTTAACTGATGAAGCTAGAGATGCAGGTACGGGAGGAGCTCGATTTGCAGCACTTGTAAAATACCTTGAAGAAACGAAAAATATCCCTGTTAGAGATAACAGGAAAGTAAGTCTTACTCGTGAAGAACAACAAGCGGTTATTTCTTATGAGAACGACCTTGTGCAAGAGTCAGAGTCCGATAAGTCAGAGTCCGATTCTGAAGATTCTGAAGACTCTCAGGATTCTGTAGGCGAAGGACTTGGTGACATCCTGCGTGATTCAGGCTTAAATCCTGATGAACTTGATTTAGATATTTTGAACCAAGTTAGAATTGATAAGAAGTTTGAGGAAGATGAAGGCATTCCCAAAGTATTCTTAAGTGTACTTGTAAGAACACAAACAAAGATTGAAGGACTTGTTGGGGCGATACAGCGACTTGAACCTACAGATTTACTTAAAGACTTTATAAATTATACGCAAAAGGTCAGGCCCGAAAATTTGGATTGGAATGTAGATAATTTCATTCAAAATTTAGCTTCAGAGTTCACTACTGATAATCCCAACTTAAGTAATTTAACCAAACTTCTTGAATTTAATTTACAATATGAACAACTAAGTCAGGCAGAAAGAACTGCTGATCTAGATTCAAGTATCGAGGGTGAGATGGGTTATACCAACGAGGAAGTGATAGGAAGTAATGATCTTAGCGACTCTCGTGTGGATGAAGATAGTAAGCGGATGCCTCCTAAGCCAAAGCCTCTTATTGAGCGATTCCCACAGGAGCAAAGAGAGGGCGTTCTACAGAGAAATGCACAGACCATTGTAGGGTTCCTGCAGGGCAGTGAGCAGAATACAGACATCAGGGCAACGCATATGCTGGAGCGGGCCCTTGGTTTAGCAACAGGAAAGGTCAAGGATGCGTTGCGACGACTACAGGGACACCCCTTATTAGATGACATACAAGTAGTCTTTCATGATCAGCAAAGCTACATGGGCATAATGCCAGACGGTAGCCGTAAAGACACTCATGTATTCGGCTTCTTCTCAGGTGACAGAATACACATGGGGGATATTTTCACCAGTCCACTAGATTCAGATGCCGATCCGATGGAAAAACTTCTTATGGTGCTTACCGAAGAATTGGGTCATGCAGTTCTTCACAAGACAATTTCGATGGCACAGGATGCCAGAGACGGGAAGCCATTAGGCAACAAGCACAAGCTTACAAAATCAGCACTGAAAAAGATTGGAGAAAACAGTAAGCGAATATACGAGCATCTTGTTAGAGAGGCAAAGGGAGAGTTTGTTCATGGCTTACAGAACGAGCAGGAGATGTGGGCAAACTTTTTGTACAATGAAGATTTCAGGAATTTCATAAAAAATACAAATCCTCCTAGTTTTCTTGAAAGTGTTCTGCAGTGGATGAAGCGAACAATAAATAGAATATTCTTTGGTGAGTATGATTCCACTATGGAGAAGGTCATGGATGAGCAGCTTGAGTTATTTATTCAAGTGTCAGCAGACGAAAGGATTTTAAGACCCGCATTCCCGATAGATGATCAGGCATATTTTGAAGCTATTGGGCGTGGTGATATGGACGAGGTGGCTCGTATGGTGGAGCGAGCGGCAGTGCTTGCAGGATTTGATCCAAGGGTTGTGTACCACGGTGTAGGGAAAGGATTCCTAGAGGATAACAAGTTTAAAAAGGATAAGCTGGGAAGTAATACAGGAGCGCCCTCGGCAAACCTTGGTTTCTTCTTTGCAGGCAGTCCTGAGACTTCAGAGACTTACCTGAGAGGTAGAGCTATTAAAATAAAAGAAGGGCAAAAGTATTATCAACAGATAAAACAGGTTACGAAAAACATGCTCAATGAAATGAGGCAAGTCATGGGCGAAGCAGAATGGAAGGAGTGGGGAGATTTTTACATGGCTTCTTCAGGTGTGCCATACTTACTTTCTGACTCTGAGTATGCCGAGTTCTCAAATGAACAAGTTAATATTAGCTTAAAAGAACTGCGGAAGTATGGGCAACAGATAGCAGATAATTACACCGCAGTATTTGAAGTTTCTGCCGAAACTCCTGAAGTCTCTGACGCAATTTCTAGCGGTGAGGGCATTGAGCCAAACTTATTGAGTTTATTAAGAGCTTTAGAAGAAGATGATTGGCTGGGGTTTGATTATCCTTTGCAGGCCATAAACGCAATGCTATATGAGGAGGAATTTGTTGGTGCTTTTGAGATTTCATCTCAACTAAAGTCGGCAATTGCAAAATATGTAGAAGTAATAGACCCGAACAAAAAAGGTCAATACGATGCACAAGGAAATTTTGTGCGCGCAAACATAGACCCGTACAGCCCCTCTGGTAGATATGATTCCATAAGAAAGGGAATATTCAATTTAAATGATTCTGATTTTGAGGAAACAAATTTTGGTTATGCTGTATCAAATCTACAGATGTTAAAATCATTTCTTGATCAACATAAACAGAAGAATCTGAATGACCCTACAGTAGTTTTAAAAAATGCTAGTCCTGAAATTAAAGAACAATACACCCAAGTCATCGCTAGAGAAAAAATCAGGGAGCAGCAGAAAAAAGTAGATGCCCTCCATAGTTCTCGAAGAAAGGACTCACGGACTGCTAGAGATATTAAGCAAAGACAAAAATTTAGAGCTGAATTAGGACAAGAGTTTGACTCTGCGGAGGCTGAAAGACTCGAATCTATAATTCGAGATGTTGAGCCAAGTAGTGAAAAAATTACCCTAGAAAGAAAGAAACTGCATGAAATGAAGCTGGAGTCGGGGGATGTAGAGTATCTGATTCAGGCCATAATGCATCTTAGGGGCGAGTTAAGTGTACCAGATACAAAACAGGCAGGGTATGATCCTAAAACAGGATATACAGTCGGAGGCATTTATCCTGTGTATCTTAAGTATAATAATCCAAAAACCTACTTGGACGGTGGAGAGTTGAATAGGAATGTACATTACTCTGAAGCCATCAAGGAATCCAGAAGTGTTTCACCAAATCATGATACAATAACTTTATCTAAGGCTCAGATTCTGGAGAGAATGCAGCAAATTAGCAGTGATGAAGAATGGATGCGAGCTAGTGAAGCTGATGAAAATAGTGAGTACTACGACGGGGAAGACAGTTTTCTTATACGACTTAAGTATGAAAAAAATGTTTTAACTAATTTAATTAAGTCAGGAAGTCTTCCAGACGCAGTTACTTTTTTTGTTCATAAAAGCGGGCCTATTAACGATAAAGAATCGGACTTGAATGTGCCGATGCAATACATAGCGGGATTGGCAAAAGATTCCGATCAGCATGATGCAGTTATTATTCAGGAAACATATGACGGAGGCGGTAAGGATGACATTTTTGTGGTCTTTGAGCCTAATCAAATCAAGTCTGCTGATCCAATTGCATACGATGAGAATGGGGAAATAATTCCTCTTTCCAAGCGCTTTGATACAGCAACAGATAATATATATACAAACGAAGAAGTTGTTGGTGAGCCTGCAGGTGCATCTAAGGTAGCACAAAAAGCCTCAATAGTTTCATCGACCTATGAGACCGTACTGGCAGGGATCAATCGGTTTGAGTCAGCATTCGCAAAAGCAATATCTAAGATTTCTCCTGAGATGCAGGATAAGGATCATGTGAAGAATGCAATAAAGGAGCACACAAAGATTCCAAAGAATATAAAAATCAAGGGACAGAAAGATGTGGCTGTGTTGCCAAGAGACCTTAAGCAAGTCGTATCAGAGAAGATGTCTTTTGTAGAGACAAGAAAAGTCGTAGGGGATCAGCCTGTGCAGACGAATGTTGACAGGCGTATTGGGGATTTTGGACAGCCTGCACTTAGAGACCAAGCTCGTGTGTATGCTCACAATATCTTATCAGGCTATTTACAGAAAGCTCACGACGCTAAGGATGATTTAACCAAGACTATCGAAGAGAATCAAAAGATAATCGAGGACAACAAGGAAAAGCTTTCAAAGCTCACGAGCAAGACAACCATCTTTAATCAGGTTCAGGTAAAGTCAGAGCTTGCGAGAAGAGCGGGAACAATGCTGAAGGGCAGGAACATGAACGCTACATACCAGCGTCTTCTTGCAATTAATCCAGAAGCTGACCTGCCCACTGCAGACTATAAGATAGATGAAGACAAATTGTTTGATACTTTAGTGGGGCTTACCGAACTAAATTACGATGTCGAGACGAAGGACTTTAGCTACTTAGTTAATAACTTAGACATCACAGCTAGTGACATTGGATTCAACGGAAGTGATGAGTTCGCCAAGGCAATAGTAGCTAGGTTAGTTGGTTCAGATGGATACAAAGATTCCAAGGTTGCCTTCTCGTTAAGGGTAAGGGCAAGCCGTGACGCTCTCCTGACAGCACAGGAAGATGAGTGGAAGAAGGTAAAGCAAGCAGCAGTCGGTGATTACACATCGGTAGATGCTGATGGGGTATTTGCTGAGGAGATAAAGACTATTAAGGAAATCCGCAAGGAGAGCGATAAGGCGACGCAAACAATTGATAAAGCTAAGGACAATACCAAGATTGCTGATGTGCAGATCGAGACCTATGAGGAGGAGTTGTCTTCCTTGAATGAACAGCTTGGTATGCATAAGCCCGTTGAGCTGTATGAGGGTGTAGCAATTAAAACACTAGCACTTTCTCAGGATGGGGAAATCATTGAGGAGGAGGATGTATTTCAGGTTGTTTCACCAGAATCTGCGGAAGGGAAAAAGCTTCTTCGTAAAGCAGGTGAAACCCTGAAGATCATCAGGTCAGATAAATTTAAAGAGAAATACGGAAGCACCCCTTCAGCCCTGCGCTACTACAAGGAGATGGCACAGAAATTATCTGAGGCTTTCACGCCTGATATAATGAATCATGCCCACCTTGGGTTTAAGCTTTCTGCATTGCAATCATTCCAAAGAGTATTCGCAAAGGCAGGAAGATTCGGTGTGGAGATGTCAAAGGTACTGAACGGCTTCACGCGCGACAACAAGGAATATCAGAAGAGATTTTATGCACAGGGATTAAGAACTGCGAGAGCACACAGGAGGCTAGGCAAAGAGCTGGGCGGTATGGAGATGAGCAAGTATCTCACAACCTTTTACAAAAAAACAATTGGTTGGTTTGAGTCTCGTCCAGAAATTCAAAACTACGAAGATGGTGCAAGGAAACTATGGAACCAGTTGAAGGATGAGAAGTTTATGGGATTGAACTACTCATCGCCTAACGGATACAAGGCATTCCTTAAAATGCTTATTGAGGTGGATATGTCTCGTAAGATGGTTAGAGGAGTTGCCAACCAATGGGGGTTATCAATTGAAGACGAGGGCTTAGTTACCAAAGATATGGTAACGGGTAATCTTAATTCCATATACAGAAGAGAGATTGAGAAGGGTGCATTGACTGTAGCAAGAAGTGCTGACATGGATGTGGTCGAGCAGGCAATGGACTTTCGTGATGGTAAGGCACAGATCGATGTCTTTAAAGCTATGCTGGAGAGCCTTGAGGACAAAGGTGAAGAAGCTGATGCGGAGACCTCTGCCATTGCCGTCTTATCTAAGAGTGGCATCTCTGCAAATGTTGAGAACTTCTTCCTGAACCCTGTCCTGACCTCTCTGGACGCAAGGACTACTGGGCTGTTCGTCCCTCAGGGGGAGGATAAAAAAGTTTTAGTTGCACCTGAAGTCGTAAAGGATGCTTGGGAATCATCAGAAGGAGCCAACGCAGGTGCTCGCCTAGCTAATATGATTAGGATTATCAATCCCTCAGGAGACTTTGAAGCGACTGCTAAGGTTGTCCTTAAGCACTTGGTTGCCAAGGCATCAGCAGTGGAGAAATTATATGATGCAACTGCTCAAGCAAACTCAGATAAGAATCTGCTCAAAATACAGTATGGTAAAAAGGTAGACAGCTCCCTGCATAATCGTGAGCTCTCTATGGTGCTACCATCAGACTTCTTCCAGTACAGCTCATACAGTGAGATCGAGATGCCTATGGAGCTAAACAAGATGGCTCATGCAAAGCATCTTGGTAGGAATGGGGAAGTAATTAGCAAAGCATATGAGATGCTTGACGAAGACTACGAAAAGACAAGGCAGGATTACAATAACCTAATGAGAGCCTTGGGCAAGAAACCCCTCGGAAATGATGAGTTTCCTGATGGTGCAATACTCAAAACCATTAGAGGCACAAGCAAGGCGAAGATCAAGAAGGTCATGTCTATGGATAAGTTTAAAGACTTGGAGGTGAAGGTTAATTCCTATGTCGAAGCCATAAGAGCATGGAAGAAATTTAACGAATTTATGTCAGGGCAGGAAAGTTGGATGCGAGACACAACTACAGGGATGGATTTCTTGAAGTTTGTAGCATTTGGTAATGTAAACAATATCCGATCAGCACTGATGAACTTGGGTTCCATACCTGATATCAACAGGAAGCTCGGTCTGTCTGGAGATGTTGTATTCCGTACAACACTAGGCTCAGCATTCGGAACTGCACAGGAGATACTTGGTGGATACCTTGAGCGATGGGGAGCAGACTTCAGGCTTGGTAACTTCCAGCCATTTGCAATGAATGATTACCAAAGAGTAATCTCTGAAATTTTTAATGATCCCCTTGCTGATGATGCAGAGGGAGTCACAGGAATGATGGGCTACAAGGGGGAACTGAATAAGTCGCAACGAGCCATGCGTAGTATCAGGGCTTGGATTGAGAAGAACAAAGGGGGTAGGGGAAAGAAGGCTAACCGTAAGTTTACTGCTCTTTCGACTCGTAGCTTCCTGCCTTTCTTGGGTTCACCCTTCGGTACATTATCTCAGGCTATAACTAGATCGCTCGCAAATAATTACGCAAAGCATCTTCATCGACGGGTACAAAATGCAGCCAAAGTATTGGATGTGATGAACATCGATCCGTTTGATACAAACATTGAGCTTACCGCTGAGCAGATGGGCTTTGCCGATACTACTCTAGATCAGTGGATTTTTGGAAAGAAACAGGGCGTAGAGTGGCTTAACACAAGGCTACTCAGTGAAGGACAATCCCTCACAAAGCTTGCTCAAGATTACAGAAGGAGAAAGCTGGATAACGAAAAGGCTAACATACTTACTGATGAAGGTGTTAAGATGGCGGTTAACCTTGTTATGTCTGATGTGGTCTATGAGGGACTTTCAGGTAAGCCAAGGCAGACTTCTTCTGGGGTGGCAATGGCAGCGTCGCCTCTGTTAAACTGGTCACTCTCTGCCTTGTCGCACGGACAGGAAGCGATGACAGATCAGCGTGGGCAGATTGCGATGAAGCAGGCTTTTCGGTATCTACTAGTTTACGGGGGAGGCTTTGCACTTCCAATGGGAATCCTTATTACGCTGATGACAGATTGGTTTGATGAAGAGATTCTCGGCACACCTTCTTCATTGAGGAAGGTTCCACCAATCGCAGCCACACCAGTAATAGGTACATTTGCTGCAATGGCTGACCCTAGGTTTGACTGGAATAACTACATTGAGAGAACCACTAGGGTCTCTGGTATGTTCGGGCTTGGTCAAGAGATACTTGGTGCGACACTTGGAACTGATGACACAAGATACAGGAGGGATATCACCAACCGTATCATGTTGGTTAATATGCTTGATAATGTCCGTAAGACTTCATCCACATTAGTTAAAACGGGTGAGCTGGATTATCAGAACATTATTCGCCCTGTGATGTATACAATGGGAATGGGTGGTGCTTTGCAGTTAAGCCAGTTGGCAACAAGTGCTGTCCCCGCTCTTGCAGACCCTGTGTATGTTGGTGACGATCCAGTGAATATAAATCCTTTTGCTGAAGAACAGCAGGTCAAGAAGATGATTGGTCTTAAGAACCTGCTTGTATCCCATGCTCAAGCAATTGATGTGGAACTAAAGCCCGTTGTGGGCGAATATTCACCAACGAATATAAGCCTTCAAATTAAAAAGATGCAGAGATCTGCCTACTCGAATGACACTGAAGGTTTCCTGAGTGCCTACAGGGCTGCTTTACTGGCATCCACCAAGCCTGACCCTCATGCCGATGTCGTTGCTAAGTTTAAACAGAAGACCCTGCACACTGCTGTGACTAAGCTGTCTATGTCAGATCAGGATATGGAAGCAGTTCTTTCAATAATGGATGAGGATGATCGTAAAGCGATACGGGACGCTCAGCAGGCACATGAGTATTACCTTAACTTAATTGGTGGTACGCCAGCGAAGTCCCGTAAAACTACAACCCAATTTTCTGAAAGCCTTAGGCTTATGTCGTTGTGAACAACAAACAAGCAGGTACGCTGTATGAGTCCATGTTTAAGACAGAAGCCCTCAAGAGGGGAATAGCGGTATCAGCTCCAGAAGGAGACTACCTGCCCTATGATGTGATTGTAGATAACGGCAAAAGGCTTCAGAGGATACAGGTCAAAGGAACAGGTAGTAAGCAATCAAGTGGCTATAAGGTAACGATTGGAAAAGGTAATTCACTTTCTCAAAAGAAAGCCAGAGACAAGGATTCGTTTGATGTGCTTGCCGTTGTGGTTGTAGCAAATGGTGAGCACTTTTGGTATCTTATACCTGAATCTGCAATAGGAAGTAATATAACTTTAAAGGTATTCCTTAACCCCGATAGCCGAGGGAAGTATGAGAAGTATAAGCACGGCTGGGATTTAATTTGCTAGTTGTAACCTAACAAATTAGATTATTAGAATGAGAGCTAAAAGAGTATACAAGAAAGGAGCGAAGAACTCTGAGTATGATGCATACCACGGTAAGCCTGCCCAACGGAAACGCAGGTCTAGCCGAAATAAAGCTCGCAGAAAAGCAAAGTGTAAGAAGGGACAGGAAGCTCACCATAAAGATAAGAATCCTAACAATAATAAAAGGAGTAATATCAAGTGCATTACGAAGAAGAAGAACCGCAGGATGCAGCCAAAGAGGAAGTAAAGCCGATGCCATATCATGAGCAGGTTGACTCCTTCACAATTGAGCTAGACAACCTGATCGTAAGGTACAGGAACGAATTTGATCTGACTTTAGAGACTATGATTGGGTGCTTGGAGGTAGCGAAGAACACTTTATCGAACCCCATGATGATTGATCTGGGGGCAGAAATGTTAGAGGAGGACGAAAATGAACAAGAGTAAAGCTATGTGTTGCTGTCAGAAGGCAGCTCATAAAACCCAAATGAAACTGAACCCACATCTTAAGAATGGCAAAAGGAAGAAAAAGTCCCAAAAAAAGCGCTAAGAAAGGTGCTAAAAAAGATGCCTGTTATAGCAAGGTAAAGTCTCGCTATAAGAAATGGCCTAGTGCATATGCGTCAGGAGCCTTAGTGAAATGTCGAAAAGTCGGTGCTAAAAACTGGGGGAACAAGTCCAAGAAGAAATGAAGGATAAAATGCAAGATGTGAGAGTGCAGGGTGATGTAGGAGATGGCATCCCTTACATACCTCGGACTCCAAGGAGACTTATTGATTATACTAGCTGGGATTCCACCTCGACAAGACCGATGAATTCTCCGTATGAGAGTGCTGGGAATGATAAACTAGACGATCTCTTAACCTTAAGTAGAAAGCAAGCTGATGGTGATCCACTCTGGGAAAATATACTAGAGTTTGGGGATATGACGGGAGTTGCCTCTTGGGATGATTTGTGGAGAGCCTACAGTGAATTCAAGAGGGGTGATGGGACTAAGCTTAACATTCTGCTTGAGGGTGTAGGGGCATTACCGATAGTGGGGAAGATCAAGAAGATCATGGCGCTTAATATGATGCCAAATGTTTCTCCCGTAAAAAAGAATTTAGCTAAAGCAGCTAATGCATACGGCTCTATGAAAGTTCCTTTGGATGTTATAAATAAAGGAGACGCAGTGCAGGATGCTTGGGAGGATAATATAAAGCCATCATTAACCCCACAGAAATTATTGTATGAGCAGTGAGGGCTTGAAGAAATGGTTCTCCCGTAATGGGGGGAAAGGCTGGATTGACTGCAAGACAGGTAAGCCCTGTGGAAGAAAGTCAGCCAAGAAGGGTAAGAGTAAAAGACCATACCCTGCGTGTAGACCCACTAAGGCACAATGCAATTCAGCGAAGAATAAGAAAAAAGGCCCAGCTAGAATCTCATGGAAGCAAAAATCCAAGAAGAAATAAGACAGTGGTCTAGAGAGGTTCTTGAAGTGCCAAGCAAAGAATTTAACGGTTTAGCTGCTTGTCCTTTTGCTAGGAAAGCTTGGGCAAAGGGTAAGGTAAGATTTAATATGATCCACAACCTTAACGAATGCGGTGAAATTAAAAGAAACTGCCCCGATGATGACTCGGTTGATGTTGTTGCATGGGTTGGATACCAAGAAGTTCCAGTTGATAAATTTGATAACTGGATCGACGAACAGAATGATAATCATAATGGGGTATGGACTATTGGGTTCCATCCCGACCACCCTGTGGATGAGAGTCTTGAGGAATTTGAAGGCAACGGAGCACCAGACTACGGCTTGATATTGATACAATCACTCAAGCATTTATCAAAATCCTCTGAATCAATTTTCAAGAAAGGTTATTACAATAACTACTCCCAACAAGATAAAGAACATATAAAAGAAAGGAACCTACGATGAGAGGTAGAAAAGGAATGAAGAAGAAACCTATGGCTAAGGGCAAGCTTACTAAGAAGCAAAAAACCTTACCTAAGTTTCTCCAGTCTAAGATAAAAAAGAAAAAAAAGTAAGTCATGCCTGCAAAGAAGTCCCCAAAGTCTAAAATGAAGTGTGGTCAGGTTAAGAGATCAACCCGACCAAACAAGAAGGTGATGAAACTCTATTGTAAGAACGGCAAGAAAAAGCTCGTTCATGCAGGAGCAAAGGGATATGGCAATAACTACTCTGGTAAAGCTCGGAAGTCATTCAAAGCAAGACACAAGTGTTCAACTGCGAAATCAGGAACAGCGAGACACTTGGCTTGTACTGAGCTTTGGGGTGGTAAAGGTAAAAGAAAAACCTCTTGCCCGAAGGGAAGGAAGTGCAAGAAGTAACTAGTGGGCGTACCCCTTAGTTGTCTCCTTGCTACTGTGACCTACAATCTTACCGATATCTTCAAGCATTACACCTGCTCGGCTAAGTCTTGTAATAAAGCTATGCCTTAAGCAGTGGAATGTCTTGTCGTATACTCCTGCCCGTTGGCAAATTCTGCCAAAGTAAACACTCATTCTTGACCTCTTGGAAGTGTCTTCGTGGATAGCTCTCTGCTCAGGGAAGCAAAAGGTTTCATCAACAACTTCTATTTCGGAAAGTACCCTGCGAAGCTTATCTCCTCCGCATAGCTCATGGTCAATTGGAATGACTACTCTTTTGTCCTTCTTCTCTGTCCACACGGTGATTGTATTGTTCGTTAATGAATCCCACTCTAGGCAACATATATCACCAAGCCTTAGTCCTGTCCAGTAGGAGAGGGCAGTAGCTTGCCTGTAGAAATAAGGTGCTGAATTAAGGACATCGAAATATTCCCTGTAAGTAAATGGCTCTCTCTCTGAGGCTTCTTTTTGTCTATGGCTCAGCAGGCTTTTGTCTATTGATACAAGTGCCATTGGGTTGCTTGAGGTAAATCCCTTTGCCATAGCATACTTGAATAGACCATTCATGGCTGTCTGCCTGAGCTTCCTGTTTGCTAGAGTCGTTTGATCTTTGCGATTGAGAAACTCGAACAGGTCTTCCTCTTTTATTCTGGTAATTGGTTTGCCTGTAGCCTTGTAGTCTTCCCCAAATTGTTTGAAGACTGCAATGTAAGTGGTGATGGTATTCCCTGATCGGCTTAGCTTCTTGAGATGGTTGGTGTACAGCTCGAATACCTCATCATATTTAGTAAGACTGCCATGTGTAAGTTTACTGTAAATTTCCTGAGAGAGAACACCAAGCTGGGCAGCAGTCTCCAGCTTTTCAATACCGAGCTCTTTGACCATTTCCTGTGCTCGCTTGAGGGTTTTAACCTTAAGGTTGGTGCTTCTGATTGAACCATCCTGTGCGTTATAGCGTACGCTGTAGGTTCCTGACTTATCGTTTTTAACTATCTTCATGTAACTAAAGTTTCAATGGCTCACGATCACGAGGATCAATATAGTGCATACCTTTAGGATTCTTTTTTCTATTGTTTTGCAATATAGCCAAAGTCATCAGCATGAACTTTTCATTCTTTCCACATATCACAATTGGCAATCTTTTTTGCCCATCCGCACACCACTCAAGTTTCTTCATTCCCATTGATCTACATTATTAGGTTACATAGTCAAACTTAATTTACTTAGCCATTCTTCCTGACAGTCATACTCAGGCACAGACTTAGCATTCCAGTGTCCAGACAGGGACTTACCTAGGTGCTCGGCAAATACTTCTGCATCTGATTCATTCACATAGCTGGTAGGCACACGCTTACCTTTGGTGCAGATCGTGGCGGCATCTTCTTTCTGAGCGAGGCGATCAAACATAAGTTCCTCGATGCTATCCTTGATGAGGATGATCGTGCATTCAACATCCCGTGGAGAGTTCAGCCTGTAGATTCTACCGAGAGCCTGATTGAATGTGCCATAACTCCACTCAAGTGAACCAATAATAAGATGCCTGCAGTTGTCAAAGCTGTGACCAACAGCACACTTGATACCCATGAGCATAACCTTAGTTTTGCCAGTCTTGAAGCTATCTGACTGCTTGGCATGATTAGAAGTGGAGCTGTCAATCCTGCTGTAGGAAACATTCATCTCAGCTAAGGCTTTAGCAATGATATCATTCTGACCCTTGAATGCAGAAATGTGAACGACCTGCTCACCTGCCTCAATGAGTTTCTTGATCTTCTGCATGGTAGCAAGCGTCTTAGGATTCCATATGGACTCAACAATGTTATTCCACTCACGCCCCTCTGGGTCAGCACAAATCCCACGAAGGCGTTGCTGCTGAACGCCAGCACGAGCAAAGGATTCATAGGGAATATTATCTAGATCAAGATTATAGGCATACAATTCCTTCTGCTGTTCACCAAATGGAACACGCACGGTATTGATCTTACAGTTAACAAGATCAGGATTACACTGTGCCTTGGAGATGTAAGCGATAATAGTCTTAAGTAACTTGAGTAAACGAGGAGCATTAGAAATCATAGCGGCATCTCTTGCTCTAGTGTTACTACCCTCGGCAAACTTAGTCATGTCAATCTCCTTAGAGAGGAATAATTCCTTGAAGTTTGAAATGTCATCACAAGTGAAAGGCCAACGGGCATTAGACATACCACCCTGATACCAATTAGGAACAGCCAGCCAACCCATAAGAGAGAATATATTGTGACAGATATTGGGAACAGGAGTAGCAGTAAGGCAGTACTTGTACTTAGCCTGAAGCTTGAGGATGGCACGAGTGACCAATGACTTCATGTTGCACATGACATGAGCCTCATCAATGATGATCATATCAAAAATGTTACCAACGATGGTAGCAAGATGTGGCTTGTAGATGCAGGTGATACCTTTGCGGGTGATGCCAATGCCACGATGGTAGCCTGATGGCACTCGAACTTTAGTATCATTCCGCTCGATGTAATTCTCATAATCAAACTTATCGTCAAACTTAGAACCACGCTCATCAGCAGGCCAGCTTGTGGGGAAATCCTCAAAGCCACCGTTGAAGAAAGCAGTATGATAGGAAAAGTAAACACCATCGGGCAACTCACCATACTCGTATATGATGCGATTGTAATCCTTCATACTGAACAACTGGAACACCTGACGATCTGGAGAGAACCGCTTGAACTCTTTCATCCACTGAGCAGCGACATCTGTACTTCTTACTGTACCCTTGGGGGCAATCAGTAAAGTTTTCCTGCAGTTCTTGATAAGATCAAGATTGATGGCGAAGAATGTCTTGCCACAACCTGTCTCCGCAGTGATGCAGGCGGAATCGGTAAGCGACACGCTGGCGATATATTCCTTCTGACCCTCAAAGCATTTGAAGTTGTTCATGATCTCTGCAAACTCGATTGTCTGCAGAGCTTTCTTGTACTTCTCTGGATAGGCATCCTTGAGTGACTTGATCTTAGGTTTCTCAAAGTATACCCACAAGTACTTAAGGGAGCCACGACCATCACGATTGTCGATGAATGTCTTGAAATTCTTGTGGTCATTATGGAAGCCGATACCGAAATTAGCACCGCTAAGTTTGTAGTCATTATCGTAGACCTCGGTCTGACCAGACATTGGCAACACCCGCATCTTGGGCTTGGAGTAGTAGGAGTCAAATGTGACTGACAATCTTCTGCAATCATATGACTTACCTTTGGTGATACCAAGTTTGGTAGATGTAACCTTAGCGACAAGCTTTTGGTTATTGTCTAGGTAGCCCATCAACTCGTAGTCCGTTGGCTCAAGGATTGGATGATCAGGCTCCCGCTTCGAGTTGATAGCAGAACCGATAGCCTTGTCTGCACTGGCAGATATGACAATTCGTCCAGATACCTGCAGTGAGCTAAGTCTCTCCAGAACCATTCTGTCATAGCCGTATGACAATGTCATCGGTAGCTTGCCATCCACATACTTAAGGATGGCATTCACATCCGAATAATCAGTCTGCTTGGCAATGCCGAATGTGCCTAGTGGCGTTAGTATTAAATGTGATTTTGCTCTATGCATTTTTCTTCCTTATCCTCTGTCTCTTCCTTTTGGAACAGGTTCCAGAGGCACAATTGTTTAGTATGTCCATACTCTTCCTCGAAGGGCATGGGGTTAGCTCTTATGGCATCTCTTGCCAAGTCTTCTATCTCTGGGCTTAGGTTCATTCCACTCCTTTGCTTTTTCTATTGTTATCTCAGTAATCTGTCCGTCCACCTCTACTTCAAAAGGAACAATAGTATCCTTTTGGTAGAGAAGTTCTTCAAGTTGCTGAGTCGTTAGTTTAATCGATAGACTCTCGTCCATTACATTATGAATTATCATTTTGATTTAAGAATTGGATATTCGTTTTCGATCCCATCAAGAATCTCACGAACCTCCCAGTCGCACTCTCGCCACTCGTTGATTCGCTTGACCGCATAGCTTATGTTTGAATGAATCCTGTCGAACTCTTTACCGATAGCTATCTGTGTGTTCTTTTTCTTAAAGCTGTAGAACATCGCTATCTGACGAGCTAAGGCTACATTCTTTAAGCGGGATCGTGAGTTTATATCGGGAACTGTAACTCCCATATACTTTGCTACTATTTCTTTTATAGCACTGATTTTCATTAGTGGTCTCTGGATTCTCTATGGTTATGGAACTGAACGACGAGTTCCTCTTCAAATTTAGGATTGTAGTCTTTGCCCATAAAGTGAGCCCATATCTCTGGGTACTCATCGCCATGAATCTTGAATCGCTTTGGTGGTGGCACTTCATCGTTGGCTACTGCCAAATCACTGCTGTTAGTAATGCAGTCACCACATACAACCTTCTCGCTCATATTCTTGCCAATTCCCATGAGTGTGCCGTCACTAAAGCTACCAGTAGCATCACAGTCATCACAGGTAGACTCGCCTTCCTCATCTCTTTGGGGCGTTTGGACAAGAAATGAGTGTTTCCCGTATTTAGTTAAATGGGTTACAAGTGCATCATACCTAGCAATAGCGTCAGACTTGTCACCAAAGCACTCACCGAGAACATACTCATTGCTGTCATCGTTTTTTACATCAACGATCCAACACTCATTCTCATCATGCTCATGGGAATCATTTCGTATGACAACCTCATGTCCACTGATTATTCCACTGTATCGCTCAAAGCCTTCATCACTGAGTTGCATCTTGTCTCGCTCTACCTTTAGATTGTCCTCGTATACACAATCCTCTACATCATTCTGTACGCCATACCTGAGCGAGAGATAGATATTATCATCAGTAATTTGACTGATTGAACAGGTAGCAAATCCTCCGCTCTTGAGCCTGAAGTCTCGCCTAGCATCAGCTTCGACCTTATCCATAATCTGTTTCAGCTTATCAGTCTCTTCATCACTGAGACCTGTAGGCTCAGGATGGGAAAGATACTGGTAAGTCGCATCATTCAGAAAATCATCGTGACACATATTTTGCACCATCAGTTCAGCCTCAAGAGCAGTGGCTGCAAACACTTCATGAGAAACATATACTTTTACACTTACTTTGAACTTCATTACTTATCTCCTTCTATATATTCTTTGTATTTATTTAGTTGTTTTTCGTTGTTGATCCATATCTCACCAATCTTGATCTTGGTGCTGACATTTGAATAACAGCGATAGTAGTTGAGAGCCTCGTCCACACTGCTGAATGTGCCAAAGTAGCCACGCCTGCAGTTCTTGAGGTATCTCTGTTTTTGTTGACCCGTGTATCCTTTGCGAAGGACTTCCACCCTCCATTTTTCCTTCATGCTTTCGGGTATCCTGAGCTTGCTGGTTTCATAGAAACACCGCAGGAAAGGGAACTTACGGTATAGTAGTATTTTTATTTTATTAATCATTGTTTTAAGAACGGGAAGTGCTCTTCGACTTTCCGTTGGAATGTGATAATATTATCGAGCTTTGCCTCTATACGCTGTATCTGCTCGCCAACATCAGGGGCTTCGGTACGATTGACATTGGATGGACTGATCATGCTAATCAGTTTCACAAGCTCAGCACCCAAGTCATGCGGTGCGGGGTCAGGCGGAGTGATAGGAAGAGATGGCTCACCGAACACATCCTCATCGTTACTCTCAAGCGGAAGCTCAATACCAACTGTCTCGACCACAGTGGGCTCAACAGTAGACTTAACATCCTTGAAAGGATTTTTCCTGCCACTCTCTACAGATATCTTACCATCCTCCAGAGCGTCCAGTGTCTCTCTAAGGATTTGATCTCTACGCTGATCCAGAGCGATCTGCATATCTGCAGGGTCTTCAGGCCAACCGCCAAGTGGGGCAGACAGGAATGATCCGTCCTGATCAGTCACCAAGTTGAGCAGAGCAGTAATCTTCGTGCCGTAGGTGTCGTTAATAAATGAGACGATCTTGCCCTTGTAGGCATCGTTATCGTTCTCGAACTTTTTAATAGCTAATAATGTTTCGTTCATTTCCTTTTCTTGAATGATTTTGATTTTTTAAATGGGCGATTGCCCTTGTGTGGATTTTTGCGAACCTTGATCTTTGACATATCCATGTCTGCCAATTTTCGCTTGTTAGTCTCTTTCATGAGTTTTCATTAATCCTTTCCAGTTGCTCCTGTAGTTCATTCTCTACCCATCTCTCCCTGCCTTCCTTTAGGATTTCATCCAATCGGAAAGTGCCGCTACGCAATAGGCCGCCCAATGTGCCGTATTCATCAAAGGAGATTTCTTTGACTTCAAATACTGAAACAATTCTCATATCAGACCACAGGCCGTCTGAATCAATGCTGGTGCAACTATACTGCCAGCAGAGAAATAAGTTTTCCCAATTGTCATCCCATTTGTCACGAGGAGTTGTTGTGGCAACAGGGATATAATCGTAATACTCAAAGTCGCCGTCCCTACACTTTTCTGTAATTAAGTAGTATTTCTTCATATAAATATGGAGGACTTACACCTTGCGGATGCCTCCTGTTAGATAGCGTAGGCGAGGTTCTCAGCATCCTGTACAACAGGAGGGAACTCGTCGTTGAAACCAGAATGCTTCTCAAGCAAACTAAGGACACCCTGAGTGCGAGCGACACGGTCATCGAACTCCCACTTCTTGGCGATCTCTGTGAAGGCATTCTGAAATGCCCAGAAGTCATCACGCTCAAACTCCTCATGACAAGGCTTGCGGTACTCGTCACGCCACAGACCAACAGCAGATGAAGACTTGTGCAATGCACCCCTGTCAGTCTTGGAGTCCTTGTTGAGCTCGTACTCTTCCAAGTAATCAATCGCCTCACCGTAAATCTGGCGACGAACCTCAGGCTTGAGCTTAGTCTCCTTGAAGAACTGGACGCGATTGTGAGTACGCTCGAAGTCGTACTTCAGTTTACCCACAGCATCTGATACCCGCTTGGGTAGCTCGTCGAGTATACCCTGTGTATGCTTGTGACCAATGACATGATCATTGGAGAAGCACATATTATCACAGATAAACACCCGTGTACCAACTGACAGCAGAGCCCGTGATGCACATGAGTTGCTGTTACGAAGCCCAATGGTTGGCGTGTACTCAGTAGCGTCCGACTTGACATCGATCACTCCAAAGAACTTGTCAATCTTGAGGGTATCACCCTTCGGGCCATTGGGGCCACCTTCGACTTGCTGTAGGGCAAACTCAGTGTCCTGCACTTTGTAGCCGTGCTTGGTAAGCTGTGAGACAGCCAGATCAATCAGATCAGAGTGACGAAATGGCTGATGCGTTTTTGTGTGTGGATTAGCCAAGGGTAAGCCCTTCAGGAGATCGTAACTCACGATCTTGCTATCCGAGGATTCGCGGCATATTCTGCTCATTTGATTTAGTTATTGGTGGCAGTCATTCTTTTGATATTTGCCTCGATGTGCACCTTGTCTGCCTTAAGGCTTGCACTGAGACCTATGTTATTGATGAATTGATCACGCTCTGCAGGGGGCAGTGTGTGAATCAGTTTGAGCCATTCAGCTCCGCCATATTTTGGCTTGCGGGGAGTCTCCGCAGTGATTGCTTCTCCTCCATCCCATCCGATATCATCAGGGATAGAGTCGGCTAAAAGTTCTAGGGTCAGCCTGTCATTCTCGTTCTCACCATTGCTTGCCCGATTGATCAGCTTGAGTAACTTCTCGGCATTCTTGGCAATGCCTGCTTGCTTGATTATTTCCCAGAACAGCTTGGGGTTGGTAGCCTGTACAGGGAAGGCATTGCCAGTATCGATACCGATATCGGACATCGTGTCCTCTTTGTCTTTACTCGGAACCTTTGGAGACGATGTATCAAACTTAACATCACCAAACTGAAACCCTGAAGGAACGATGCGACCCTCTTCAAGCTTATCAAGCTCTTCAAAGACAGCATTCGAAGCTTCTATTCGTACCTCACTTAGGAGATAGTCAGCTTGTTGCTGTAGCATTTTAGCACGAAAGAATTTTTCCTCCGTACCCTCTGGTACATTCAGATGTGTACGCTGTTTAGAATTAGACTTTTTCTTAGTCTCTTTGACTGGTATATTTAGATCACTCATATCTAGTTTATTAGGTTACTTAAGCAGCCCGTAAATTTTGACTGCGGTTGAAATTATCTTCATTAACAATGAAGTGCTCCTTGCCTCCCTTGGCATCACCCTTAGCCTTGAGTGCAATGATGTCACCATTACGGGTAAGGTTCATAAGATCGGAGTTATCGCCATCATAGATCGGGCGACCAAGGAACCACTCAGGGAAGTCCATATCAAAGACAACGGACATAGGCAGGTCAGTCTTCATAGCTCGCTCAACAGATGGCTGGTATGCAGGAGCACCTGACCAAGAGAACATGAGCCTGTAGTTGTCAGGAGTCTTGAGTAGGCGACCACTGAGCTTGGTGTAGTCGTAGAAGAATATATCAGGGAACTCCTGAGGTATCTCATACTTCTCCCATACGATGTCACTGATGACATTGAGTCGCATGACAGGCAGTACGCCTGTTGAGTTGCAAAGCTTTTGAAACTTGGATAACTCATCCCTGAGCTTGGACAGGAAAGCATCGGGGTCATTGCGTAGCCAGTCACGCTTACGCTCACGGGCAGCCTGAACAGGCTTCATCTTGCCACGCCCTGCAGACATCAGGCAGGATCGTTGGCAGTCAGCAGACTTAGATGCAGGACAAGCCCAGTCGCTTGGAGCGAGTGAGAGACCGCCAACACGAAAGGCAGTGACATGCCCTTGCATGACAGAGCCAAGCCATGTGTACAGCAGGTCATCTGTCTTGTTGTTAGTTTTGCGAAGCTTGGTGTTACCACCGTTAGCTCCGCCAGTATCGAGTAGTTTATTGATCTTCATTGTGATTATTATGTATTTTTATTAGGTCATCAGCCTGTTTGTCTGTGGCGATGACTGATATAGATTTGTTTTTTGAGTCCCATATGACCAGTGGGCCACATGGGATGGCTACCCCTGAGACTGATTCTCTAATAATGTCAATGCTTGCCCTGTGTTGCATCATGAATGCCTCGGACACCTCCATAGGCATCCTTTGCATACAGTAGTGAGCGAAAGCTTCAGCCGACAGTGACTGCTTTTCTGTTGAGAGCATGAGTGTGGTCACTATCTCCAGCACTTTCGCAGAGGGTGTGATTGTTATGGGTATTTTTATTTCCATCTAGCTTCTGAGTTTTGCTTTGGCACGAATCTCTTTGATTTGCTGAAAGTATTTTTCATTCTCAATGAGGTTAGTGAGAAATAATTTACACGCTTCCAGTTCCTTAAGGCTTGCCCGTTTTTGGCTGGCTGCTCGGTTGGCAAATTTCTGCAACCGCTTGCGGTCATCTACGATTGCTTGTTTGCATTCAAAGTATTCTTTGTCACCCTTCCACTCCCAGAGTGCTTTGAGGTTGTCGCTGTTTAGTTTGTCTAATTTCATTTCCATCTGCATTTAATCATTTTCATGCAGTTCCCCCTCGTGAACCGCATATCTTTGTGTTTGAGGACAAACCCCTCAAGGTCAGGCCAATCAAGATGCCTGTGCTTTTTATTCTTTGAATGATGCCTCCATATCTCCTCCATATCAGGACAGCCCGATTCGTTTGCCAGCTCAGCGTCGTCAAACTCGTTGTACATGACTTCGTTTGCACAAATAAAGTCTGAGCACAGTGGACGGGAGATATTAGGAGCTAGGGTAGGGTCTAGCATGATTGCGTAGTCCATCCACATATGGGTTATTTTCCTTCTTTCCCCGTGTGGCGTATCTCCGCAGTACAGGGCGTTGTAGTAGACAATATCAAAAGGGTAGAATACTCCTTTATATAGCTCGCCATGCACGACTGACTTTGTCCACCGCCACTTGAATTGTTCCTTGATATCGGGATTCGCAATCGCATCAGCCAGTTGTGATAGGATGTTAGTCGGAGCCCCCTCATGACTTGTACCTTTTACATGAGGAGTCAGATCAGTCATCTCCTCACCGTGTCTGGTGTAGAACTTGCCGTATTCCATGATACAGTATGTCCCGTTAACCTTGGGAGAAACATAGTAGTCACCTATGTTATTAACCAAAGACCCCACAACAGCAGGAGATATAGAATGAGCAGGACGCATAGCCCCTAAGTGATGAGAAGGATTCATCCGATCATCTCCTTGTATGCAGGACGAATGACTGACTCTAAGAGCAAGCCACCACCGAATGATCTCGGCTGGCATTTATTCAGGAAATCCTCAAAAGTCCAGTCCTCTCCCTTATCCTTAAGAAACAGCCAAAGCTTTTTCATTTTACTCATGTCACCCAATGGAAGCCTGAGTGAGGCTTGATTTATATATAGCTCCATAGAGCCATCATCATGATTAGTTTCGGTCATCGTAGTGACCCCTAGTTTATGTATCTTGTGCATTTTCTATTTCCTTGTATCCTGCCTCTTGAAGTAAGCCGACAAACTGCAGGTAATGTTCGAGACAAGAGAATTGAATTTCCTTATCTACCGTTTTGCTGACTTGGTAATGAATGTAGTACAAAGGCTGCGCTACATCCTGAATTAATTTTTGAGTATAAGTTTTAGGTTTCATCTGTTTGGTTTCCTTACCTTGTAGATAACCTGAGGATATCTACCTGTTTTATCAGGGATGGGCGGAATAAGTATCTGCTGTCCCTGCATATTTGTGTAGTAGTCCGACCTAAGTGTACGGACATGGCCTATTCTGCCATTCTCTAGAGAGCGTGGGATGCTGGCATTGCCTTGCTTCTTTGCATATTCCCTGACCACCCTTGGCAAATAAACAACTCTCATCAGTCCTCCCTTATCGGGTACACTGAATCCCTTGGACTTGAGCTTACGCTTGGTTCGCTCGTCCTTCTTGTTGATTTGTTGAGGGCGAAAATATGAGATAGAGCTGTAGGCGAACACAGCCAAGAGCATCTTAAGTGAGCTCATGATTGTGTTACCAACAACCATAGGATCACCTAGCTCCCTAACGATATCGGAATCTTTCCACGCATGGGCAGTCTCCATGATACCATCGTTCAATTGATCAAAGGAGTATTCCAATGGGATATTCCCGTAGCATTTACCCTTAGATGTCTTGATGGCATACATAAGAACCTCGCCCCCGTCGAAGATGGGTACTTCCCGCTTATGCCAGTATCTGTTTAGCCAAAAGTACATAGACTCGCAGTACTGACCATCCCACTGATCCGTGAATGCTCCTGCTTCGAGCATCTTGCGTAAGTGATCGATAATCTCATGAGTGCTACCCCTTGAGACAGAGATGTCATACACCTCGTCTGCCTCATACTGCACCCGCAGTGTCTTGGCAGGCCATTTAACCTCACCAAAGGTGGAATCTACCTTACAGGCATTGATAGCCTGCATAGCTGACTTCTCTACAAACATAGTAGAGTGATTAGTCATCAGCCTAGCATCCAATGCCAGACTGACAGCCTCAGGCAGAATTTTTTCCATATTCCAAAGCCCCTTGGCTGATTGCATTATTTGTTCTGTTCTTGTCATATAGTTTACTAGGTTACTTATCTTCCTTGTAGAGCAACAGCCCCTCAAAGTCCTCTACTGACCGCTCATGAAAGAAGTCAGGGAAGTCGCAAGCTTCCGAGGTGAATCCGCAGTGCGGACACTCGATGTTGTCGCAATCATCCGTGCTATGGAGCATGACATGACCGCACTGACCGCAGGTCACGATGTTAATACCAGTTTTGTCGATGACCCGCTGAGCCATCTCGCACTGCTGATCCCATCGTTGTTTCACGACTAAAGCTCTCTCTCTTCGGTCATTCATAATATTGTTATCGCACATTATATTCATAATTATATCCCGTTGAATGAGGTTGATACCTGAGGCAAGAATCCATTCCTGCCATTCTCATGAAGGTATGCTCTCAAGTACAGAGATACATCCTCATATGCCTCCCTGCATCCTGCCTTGGTACGCTTGTACCTTTTGTCAGTGATCATTGAGGCTTGCTTGAGAACTTCAGTCATGGTGAGGCTTGAGTGCTTCATGCCCACAGACATCATTCTTAGATGGCTCTTGATAAACATAGCCTTCACAGCCCTTCGCTTGGGGTTTAATATTATACTCATATTTGATCCTCCATTAGTTTTGACCCTATGGTCTCGGATATTCTTATGATCGACTGTATACCCTTTTGAATTACCTCTCTGCCCGTAGACAGGTTCTCTTGATCATTCATGGGACGAATGTAGTGATTACGCCCGTGAAAGCTCTCAAAGGGGAAAGCTTCCATAGCGTCCTGTAGTTTGATTGCAAAGTTAGTCCACTCATTGATGAGAGACTCCCTTGAATTGCCGTTCATGTGAACTGCAGGCATAACAGCCTGCGCCACAAACTTTTCATGTGCTGTAAGTTCCTTACTCATCTCTCAGCATCATGTACAGGGCGAACCCTGAGGTTAATAACACACATGACGCAAACAGCCATGTGAACCCATAAACAATTATTGTTTCCATATCCTTCCCCTTCTAGTTATTTAGGTTACATCGTACACAAAGTCGATAGCTTTGTTCGTTCTGATCAGCTCATCGAGCTTCCTAATAGCTACATCACGATTGGCTTTGGCGTAGTCGCCATCGTCAGCCTCGGCAATGTCCTGAGCCATCTCCCCAATTTTATTGAGGAGATCAATTTTATGACTAAATAGGCAATCCTTTACCATTGCCTGTCCTTCTTTTTTATCTTCTGGCATAATATTTTATTTTGTTGTGTTAGTGTTGGTTAAATTGTCCGTCGTTGTGTCCCGTCAGCCCCCTTCCCGCTGACAAGCGTAGTACTACTCCCGTATAACCTCAGTGTACCTGAGGTAGTACTCCCGTATATAACACAACAACAATGATGAGATAAAATCTGCCTGCTTTTTGTCGAGAAGCAGGTGAAACTCGTCTTTCTGTTTGTTTGTTTGTTTGTTTGTTACCCAAAGACGGGGGAACCCAACCCCCTGACTGTTATTTATATTTACATTTAGCCCCCTTGGTTATGGATTAAAAAGGGTAGGGTGGTTCCTGCGAACATAAGGAACCCAAGCAAGTACGCTATGCTCCCCTTGGGATAAATTGACGGCTCTTTGGGATGGCAGGCCTCACCCTCGTCACGGGATTGTTCGCACAGCCATCATTCTGCTTCTTTTAAAGACGAAGTCGCCTCCAGAGAGCCGAACTATTTAGAGCTAGTTATACTCTAGGGATACTGCAGGTACACTCCTACCGAGTGTCGTAGAGGTATCCTTGTTTGCCTAGCCTCCATATGGAGCCACAAAGCGTACCTGCAGAAAGTGAAAATTGATCGGGGAGCGGTGCGCCAAACAGCAACATTCCCCATGTAGAAATATCTAGACGCAGTCAGTGCTACGATAGTGATAGGAAGAAAGCTTCCCTTTTCAGGGAGCTTGTCTTGAAGGTAATTGATTAAGGATTCGAACTTTGGTTTCCTTTGGTGATCCATTTGGATTAATGAATTTAAAGTCTTTTGCACTTGGCAAAGATTTTGAATCTTGAATCTTTAAGCATTCATTGAATTTTTTCCAAATTGGCTTTAATTCTTTGCCAATGGCTTTTGTTTCCTGATTCAAAATTGGCTTGTATGAAAGCAAATCTCTTTTAATTTCTTTTTCCCCTAAAGGTTGAATAGATAATTTAATCTTTTCTAATTTAACATGATGAAAGGAAATCAATTTAGATGAAGGTAAATCCATAGGTAAAGTATTTGAATCAATTTTCTTTTGTTCTCTTTCAGGAAAAAGATATTCCATTACCGCAGAAACTTCATTAAATTCTTTTTCTATATCTGATTCCGATTGAAACTTATCTGATTTATTCACACATCTAAAAAATCCACCGCATGAATCCCCTGTAGATGGATTCCTTTCAAATCTTTTATTTCTTTGCATAATTACTTTTGATCCAATGGAAGTATGAATACAAATCCTTTGCCTAGATTTTTGAACATATTGCCCAAAGTAATTAGTTAATAATGGATTTGCCATTCTTGAAATCATTCTTGCAATTGCACGTCGATAAACTTTTTTCCTCAAATTTTGAGCATCTCGGAATCTTGCATTAATTCCATTTCGCAATGATTTTGCCTTTTGTTTATTGGCAATTTCTTTGCCTTTTTCCTTTTGCCATTCTGCAAAAGTACGATTTCCCATTTTCAAATTAATATTCATAACACAAGATTCCGAGATAAGTTTTTTAAGAGTTTGTAATCCTTGCCAATAAATCAGATTTCTTTCCTGAAGATTTTAATCCTTTTGCCTTGCAAGTAATCTGTAATTCTTTGAAAGAATATTCTTCCAATGGCTTGTCAATTGTCTGATCTACAAGAAAAGATTCTTTTTGTTTTATCCTTTCAGAATAAGATTCTTCCAATTCCTGATCGATTTCGGCTCCGAATTCATACTTTGCAGAAATAATCTTTTTGCCATTGGATATCCCAAATTCAAATTGCCTTTTTGCTACAAATCCTTTTTGCAAAATTTTATTGGCAAGATTCTTTTCTGATTTTTTTCCTTCATCGGATAATAACCAAGTTTTGTCTTCATTGCCTACGCGATTAATTTCTCTTTTTTGATCAGTAGAAAAGACAAAATCATAATTTAATTTTGGCGAGTCTTTAGCAAGCTTTTCAGAATTGAAAAGCTTTTCTTGAATCAATTCAAATCCTTTTTCACTTGGGAAGATTTCATTATCCTCTAGAAAAGTCTTAATTGAATCAGCTTTGGAATCTATTATGGAATCAATGGGAATCCCTTGAATCTCATAATTCTTTTCTCTTTTTACTTCCAAAGTCTTTTCTAGTGAATCTTGCAATTCATTTAGACGATTCAAACAAGATATTTTTCTTTCCTTTTCTTGTTTGTTTTTATCTTTGGATTTTTCAAAATCTTCTTTTGAAATTAGATTGCCATTTGAGTAATACTCAGAAATGACAATTTTCTTTTGAAGATTTATTCTGTGAGAAAAGCGAAATGAATTCGCTAATTCTTTTGATAACTTATTATCTTTCATTTGTTTTTTCCTTTTGTTTGTTGTGTTAGTATTAATTAGGAAACTTTTTTTATACTTGGGCGAAGTCTTTTGACTTCATAGTTGCTTGCATTATGGATATTAAAAATTTGTCATTAATGCTTTTGCCTTTGCCTTTTGTAATCGTTGCAATCTCTCAAATCATGAGATGCAAAAATATCACAAGCCAATTGACTTGGGATGAATTTAAAATATGGAAGTAAGTATTTGATACATAGTATAAATTTTAATTGTTGCGTACCAATGCTTTACGAAACAAGTGTAACCTAACTAAGATTAGGTAACAGGGGGGCGAAGGGGGGGGAGGGGGGGTCATTATTCTGTATTATATGTACCTTTTCTCAACTTTCTGGCATCCAAAACACTTCTAGAACGCCTATTCCAGCCCCATACACCCCCCTAAAAAGGCTTTGGGGAGTTGACGCAGGGGTAAACACCTAGTAAACTAGGTAACATTATGTCACGAGATCGATTTTATATTCCCGTAGTTAGCGATGTAATCCGTCTTTTTACTGGCGGTGGTGGTAGCAGCACACCTAGCACCCCAGACATACCAACAACTACTGTTAACAGGGCAGATTATTTAAATACTTTAGACCCAATTGTCATTACTGACACAAATAGCAGTCCACTTACTACTAATTTAGTAAATGTTCCGATAGTAACGGGTGGTAACTTGGCTCCACTGGACACGAATCAGCAGATTATGCTGATTACTGACCCGATGAGGAATGCTCAGATAAATGCATCGATTATAGGTGAAATTAATCGAGCCAATAGTCTTGAGGATTCAGTTGCTGGAATAGATAGTCACCCACTTATTCAGCAATTGAGGGATGGCGAGATTACAGCAGAGGACATTACTGGGGAAAGTGCAGAAGCGGGGAATCAAATTGAGGCTACTCCGCTAAGTGCTAGTTTTCAGTATGAAATTAATGGCAATCCTGTCTCTAAGGAGACCTATGATGCTTATATTAATCCTGATGGGTCATCTAAGGTTCCTGAGGGCTTTCTTGATGGAATGTTTCCGACCAATGAGGGTACTGGTATTGAATTTGGCACTGAGAATAATACTACTCAACCGACTGTACCAGTAGTCACTGACACAAATCAGACAGTTTTTTATGATATTAATCAGACTAACCCTGATTTTGACAACAATGTAACATCTCCGTTCACTTCAAATTTAAATCCAGCCGATTACGACTTGGATATGAGTAGGGACTCAGTGTTAGATGATTACACTGGTAGTGATTACAACTTTACGATGCCTATGCCTGATTTTACTGACATCAGTGTTAGGGATCAGATGATTGAGGCAATTAGGAGTTTTGAAGATGATAATTCATCGAAACCAAAGGAGCCTATTATTTCTAATAAGGTAAAGAATGCAGTCAAGGGATTGGTTCCTATAATAAGAGAAGCAGCTAGTGGTGATATTATAGGAGCGCTCAAGGAGGGGAAGAAGTTAATTAAGGGGGAGCAAGACAAGGAGAAGAAAGCCAAAGACTCGGATACTCCGACTAAGACAGCAGAGGAGATACAGGCGGAAAAGGATGAGGCTGATTATCAGAAGGCATTAGATATACTTGGCAGACCTGATCGTGCGGAAGCGCTGGCACAATCGCTGGCCAATGCAGGAATTATGGTTGATCCTCGAACAGTCCTTGAGGGTGATGTGCTTTTTTCTGAGGATGAATTTTTTACTCTTCATAAAATAATACAGGAGGAGAAGAGGAAAAACGGGGAGTTCATGCAGAGCTGGGAAGACTTTTATAAGTCATGGAGTGAGGTTGGCAAGATTGAGGAGTATGTACATACGGATGTTAGTTTTGATACCACAGGAAATCTGGAAGAGATAATTGATCCGATTAGGCAAAAGGTAATGATGGCAAAAATGATGGGCAAGAATTTGCTCGTTGTTTCGGATGAGGAGTATGCTCGAATGTTGTCTGAGAATCCTGATTATGCGGAGACTGCATATTTGTCGGAAACTGAATTCATGAAGTATGCTGGTACGGATCAGTATTTTGGGGAAGGAGCCACTTCAGAAGGTACGGAGCCTGAGAAAGAGGGCTACATGAGAAGTTATGATGTCCTTAAGGCTATACGGGATGGTACATATGTTCATCCTGATCTTGAGTACGGGCCAGAATCAAAGGAAGACCCATTTTATAGTATTTCTATTCCAAATGCCGACACTAGTGGGCCAAGTGATGTAAGTAACATTTTGTTACCAGCTACTGCTGTAAATACGGCTCAAGATATAAAGCCCAGTGACCGAATTGATCAGTACTGGGAAAGTAGGGGGATGACTGAGGATGACTTTGGGAATCCTTTGTATGTAGAGGTAGACGGTCAAAAGGTAAGAAACCCTAACTTTGCTGCACCAATAAATGCCAATGATCTGGCACACCTGTATGATTTTAATGTCAATGATCCTGAGCATATCCAGACATTGTTCGATCCGCAGTCTATGAACTTTGCGGATGAAAGTATATTTCCTCAGGGAACAAATCCTACCCCGCTAAATGTATATAAGCCTAATGAGGATGCATCTAGTGGGATGGTGGATCGCTATGGTGCAGATATGAGGTTTAAGGACACAAATAGAGAGCGTTTTGATAGATATTATCGCTCACTACCTGTGTCATCTTACTCTTCTTACGGAGAGCCTGCGGGGGCACGGAAAGCAGGAAACTTCATGTCTCCATTAATGGATAGGCTGGGTGATCCTTTTTCAATCGTAGGGGATAGTGTGGGTTATGCTCTTGATACTGCAGCTAAGCCCTTTAATGCTTTGGGTGAGAAGCTTGGTGGGGCAGGGTTTATTCCGAATCTTATGGGAGCAGGTTTATCGGGAGCAGGTAACTTTGTTTCCAGTCTTGGGCAAAGAACAGATGATTTTATCGGAAACACAATCCCCGACTTTTTCTTTCAGGATGTACCGCAAACATTCAGAGGTGCATATCAGACGTATCAGGGTGATCCTGCAGGTAGAGTAAACCTTAGGCAAGGTGCTACGGGTATGCTTGATGGATTAGGGCAAACAGTAATGGTTCCAATAGGTGCAGGAATGGATGGAGTACGATCAGTAGTACAGCCTTTTAGCAGACCTGAATCAGATAATCCATTGGATAATATGCGGTTCCCAACAGTGCCTCAACAAGGAGTTTCGCCACTCACTGAAATCATGAGAGACAAGTATTTCCCGCAAGATGGAGGTTCTTCTTCTAGTAGTTCGTATATACCTACAGGTGATTGGGTAGTAGAGGACGGCATGATGCGTAACCCTAGTGCATACAATAGTCAAGATGGTGCAAATAGTAGCTCTGGTAGAAGAGGTGCTAAATTTGGAGGAGTATCAGATCGTCTTTCAGATAAATATTCTAAGAACGGAATTAATCTTAATTCTCCAGACGGCAGGGCAGCCTTTGAGTCTGCTTACGGGAAGGAAGCCTTGGATGATGCTCTTAGGGAAGTTGGATTAGGGCATCTTGCAGGAACAGGAGTAGCATTAGAAGGAGAAGAGCCTGACTTATTTAAAGTTGTAGATAAAGAAAGCAACCTAAGGACACCTTATGGAGGTAAGACAATGCCATCTCCTGTAGATAAGCTTGGAGAAACCATTGCCGCAGCAGTAAAGGACGATGATGAAGAAGATGGAGCCTTTGATAAGGCACTTTAAAAGGTTCAGGAAAGTTCTAAAGCTAGAAGAAGTATCCCTGCTGGCTTTAGTTCGTGCTTTTTTTGTTACCGCACCGTTTTGGTTGTTGGCAAATAAGCCTGAGATAAGAGAATGGAAAAGAAGATACAAGGTCTGCCTTAAGTGTCCGATTTTTGACAAGGAGTTAAGAAGGTGTCGCCCCTTTAACGGATCGAGCCGTGGGTGCGGATGCTATGTTCCTTTTAGTAATATATTCTACGATGAGTGCTGGAGTAGAAAAGAATACGGTGGCGATTACGGTTGGTCATCAAGTGATCAAGAATGGTGAAGGGAATTGCTCCACCAGATTATAAAAAAGAGTTTATTTCCGTAAATATAGGCATAGGTTACGAAATTCGCTTTTATCATGAAGCGTTAGGAACTAGCCCAATCGGAAATCGATTAAGTAAGGGAAACTTGCCGCAGTTAGACCGCCACGCTGGCACTCAGGAAGAAGCTGATTTACTGTGTAGTAAATGGAACGATTGGCTAAAAAACGACCCACAGTCCATATACACATCTATGACTCGCCCAAAACGCAAATCATTGCGAAAACGAGATGCGAGAGCATGGATTGGTTAAAGTTTTTTGAATACTACGAAATAGGTGATGAATATGTCATCCAAGCAATGCCAGAAATAATCGTATTCTGGGACTTTCAATTTATTGAAGAATTATGAAAAGAAACACCCCTCTTCGAAGGAAGACCCCCTTAAAGCGAGTCTCGAAAACTCGACAAAAAGCCTTGAATACATACTCAAAACTGCGCCAGAGCTTCCTACAGGAATTGCCATTATGCGAGGTTTGTCCAACCGTAAAAATGGATCAAAGAAACCAAAGCACAGATGTACATCACAAAAAAGGAAGAGGAAAGCATTATCTAGATGTAGATAGTTGGCTATCTGTTTGCCGACAATGCCATGATCGGATTCATGTGAATCCGTCTTGGGCGAGAGAAAAGGGTTATTTACTAGAACCAGATCGTAAATAAGGAAAGCCCCGCAATGATAACTATGAATACAAATATGAATTCATTAGAGCTCATTGTCATTGCTTTCCTTTAGAACGCATTCTTCCTCGATATCCTTTTTCAGTCTTTCTTCGCGCTCTTTTACATTTACTGCGATTTCTTGTAATAAACCTTTGAATTTTAGTAATCTCGCAATACGATCCTGAGGAGTTTCAGGCTCCACTGTATCGTGCCACATGGTTGCTATATTCATTGTCTAAGCTTTGATAACCAAAGTATACCTCGAAAAAAAAAATTTTTCAAGTTATTTAGGTTACAACATGAACATTGATTTATTTAGGTTATCATTAGGTACGAAATAAGCAGGCGCTCCATAGTTCCCGTAATCTTTTTCCCACTCTTCTTTCTTGGCATCCTCTGAACTTATCCATCCGTTGTAAATAAAGCCATCAAGGTTACCACTCATGCTTACACAGATCATGTCATTATCATCAGGACGAACTTTGAGCTTTCCAGTATTGCTGAATCTTACCTCAATATTGTCTCCCACATCTGCCACATGAAAGGTATTCTTTGTGTGGCTGAAATATACACCCATCAATTTACAGAACGCCATTTCTGCACATGATGACATTTGATGATTTAATAATAATTGCCCTGCGTATTTCTCTGGAAACCTTGATTTACGCTTGTTTACAACGGAATCTGCATGACGCATAAGTCCCGTTGTGCAACCCACAATTATCTCTTGCTCAGTTAAGCAGATTGTTCTTTCTTCCGTGCTAATTCCCATGCCGACCCTTGGTATCCGTCACCTTGCCAGACAAACACAGGAGTATATTCTCCTGTATAAGCTGATCCTATATTGTGATCGAAGTTTTCTATAGACTCCTCTAGAGACCAATTACTTTTAATCATCTGCTTCTCGATTATTTTTTCGATTGAATATACCGCTCGTCCCTTTCGGAAATCCTTTCCAATTATGCAATCGTCAAAACCATCAACAATAATTACACCCTCATCAAAATCAAAGTCTTCCAACATCTAATAAATTAGGTTACAAATTAATAAAAAAAATTATCCTCTTATCCATAATGGTAAAAACTTCCAGTCATTATCGTCGCACCCAAAAGGGCATGGCCCATGTGAGCCATCCTCTGGAGGGCATGACACTCCCTTGATATGCTCTTTCTGTAAATCACAAGTGGCACAACCGCTTATTACCCAGCTCATAAACATAACTAAGATAAGCATCAAAATTAGAAATCCCCAATCTAGAATACTACTGTAGTCTCTCATATTACTATTTGTTTACTTATCAATTCATCAGGAAGACCTGCCTCGCTAATATGTTGATCATTATTCCCCACACCATTTCTTATTACACGCCAGACTTCTCCTTTTAATCTTCTGATCATTCTGCATTCATTTTCAAACCTAACATCATCTATAATGATGCGTCCCGACAATTGCTGCCGTTTCGCCTCGTCTTGATGTTCGACTATTTCAATTTCAGCAAAATTAATCCAAATATCAGAATACATGGCTCTGCCCCATTCAGTCCCCAAAGACTGCAAACATTTCCTGCCTGTCACACCTTCAGGAAATCCGATAATCTGATCTTCCTTATCTTCATAGATGTAACGCTTCGGTATAATAACCTCTAGCATTTTCTTTATCGGGGTCGCAAAGCTGATAATCTCTCCACCAAGAGCATTGGCGAGAGTAGACTTACCTACTCCTTTGTGACCTGTTAGTCCGATGATCGGAGGGAATTTAAATTCTTCTCCTGAAATCGCTTGGCTAATTTTATATGTCTGCATTTTTTAAAAGGTTTTTTTCCTGCCTTAAGCTTTGGCAGAACCATGTATTCATAATACTCGCACGAACATTCTCCGTAGCCATCATACTCCTCTAGGTCTACCATGTGAACGTTCATGGGGTTTCTTAGACTTTGAACCAAATAACGCTTCGCCTCCAGCCATCTTATCCCCATTCCGTTCTCTTGGTAATCCTGTTCCGATTCGTTTGCCATATTTATCAAACCCCCGAATCTGGTCTTGGCTCCAAAAGTAATCGTTCGCAATTTGCATTTCTTCTGGTGTTGGAAATCTTGATAACAAGAGTTTCCATTCCATTATTTGGTGTTCTTGTCGTATTCCACCATTTTCTCAACAACTCGGTCAGCAAGCTTTTCAGTAAAGTCACCGCTTTGTTGTTCCAGAAGCTTGGTGCGTAAATCAAGTTTTTCGACTACACTCCCAATATTGTTAAGTACCTGACCCATTCCGTTCACAGCTTGAATTGATGCAGCTTGTTTCTCAATGTTAGCCACACGCTCTTCAATTGTAAGCTCTTGCTCAGGTTCTGCGTTCTCGTTGATGGATTCGATATTATCTTCTCCGTTAGTTTCTTCTTTTTCTTTTGCCATTATAAAGATTCCTCCTTTTTTCTGCCCCCTGCTGGCCAAGTAGCAGTGAATGGTATCAATCGATACTTTTCTTTTCTTCTTTTATTACCTTGTTCATCTTCCCATGCGTACTGGCTAACTTCCGCTTCAAGGTAAATTCCGTCACCTTTCTTGAAGTTATTAAGCACGAAGTCTCCTGCTTTTTCCCACGCATCAATATCAAAGAATACAGCGGTATCTTTACCCTCTTTGTCCCTAATATTGTGAGCTACTGAGAACTGTGTTAAGTTCTCGACTTTTTCATGTTTAGCAGGGTCTCTAGTGAGATGACCCATTAGTGTTAGTTTTGCTATTGTCATATCTTTTAGTGTTAGTTTAGTGAAGTGTTGCTTCGGGTTTAAATCTTGATGTTGCCCCGAAGAAAGTGAGTGGAATATTTTTGCCTACTTTGCCGTTTCTTTGCTTTGCTACCTTCAGCTTCCTTTCGTCAATTTCCTCACTTTTCTTCCAGACGAATAAAACGATATCAGTATCCTGCTCGATTGCTCCTGACTCTTTAAGGTCAGAAAGCTTTGGTTCTCTGCCGATCTCATCTGCATCTCTTTTGAGTTGTGCTAAAATGACCACTGGAATCTTCAGCTCTTTAGCAAGGATTTTAAACATACGAGAAGCATAAGAAACCCGCTCATAGTTTGATTGGCGCTCCTGTCCTTTTTCCGAACTTATGATTTGAACATAATCTATAATGATCATATCCAAGCCTTTCTTTGCCAACTTTCTTGCCCTTGCTCTTATTTGAGAGACAGTCAATCCTGCCTCGTCATCAAGCCATAAAAACTCATCACGCTGTGTGCGGTTCAGCCACTCATTTGCTTCATTCCATCTGTCTCTCTCTGAAGCTGAAGCTGTTCCGTCTTCAATAGGAAAAATGGGACAGTCTGCTTTATGGCTCTGCATACGATGCATTACCTCTTCCGCTTCCATCTCCATATTGACAAAGTAGACCTTCTTTTCTTCCTCCATCGCAGCAATTGCCATTTGCACAGCGAAAGCGGTTTTTCCTAATCCTGTTCTTGCAGCGACGCAGATAAGCTGGCTCGGTTTCCAACCGCCTTTTGTATACATATCTAAAGCACGAAGTCCTGTTCTTATTCCAAAGTCTTTTCCATCTGACTCTTGGCGTAATAAAATTCTAGCTTGTGCCGACTTTAGAACTTCTGTCCCTGCTCTTAGGGTCTTCAAGTCTTGTTGCTGAAGTCTAGTTATATCACGATCCATTTCGGATAAAATTTCATCTGAAAAAACACCTTCAGTTGTTTTATCAATACAAGTCAGTAGCGAAGTGCGAATCTGTCTTATCCTGTAATTTTCAGTAAGAGTCTTATAATAACTTAAATATCCTGCACTTGTATCAACGGACTCAAACACCTCCATTAGCTTGTCATACGGTGCATCGATATGATTATCGGTTGTCACAGCAACATCAATTAGGTCATCTGTCTGATTCCTAACACATGATTCCCAAATCTGTTGATGTAGCTCTATTGCAAACCATTCTGCCGTTACACCTTCTGATATGGCATGAATTAGTCTTTCTGAATCCTTGGCGCAGCAAGCCAAGAAGCCCCTCTCCACATCAGAGGATTTGGTTGTTTTGTCTATACTCATCCAAGTAGTATTCATCTATTTCCTCCACACTTTTAGCATTTTTATATTTCTCAAAAGCCTGCTCCCGTGCCACATGGAACCAATCCAATACATCATTCAGAACTAACTCAGGGGCATCTAGCTCCTTCGGCACAGGTCTCCATGATGGATCGTTTTTTAACCATGTTGTTAAAGCGAAACCCCACTCCTTGATCGCATTACCATTCGACTGTCTCCAATGAGACTGAGAATAGTAATCAAAGAACTCCTTCGCTTTTGGCTCAACGGGTTCAGCAACTTTTCCTTTAAAATATTCGATAACCTCTTTGAGGTTCTTTGGGCGACTGCCCCTTCCTAATGTATTTAACTTCTTCTTAGTAGCCTTTACTGCTTTTTTAACCTGAGGTTGTATCTCAGGCTTATAATCTGAGAGTGCTGCCAAGAGAACATTCTGAATGCTCGTTAGTCCAGTTCTCTCCCTAAGCATCTCAAGACGCTCCATTATGAAGTCGTTAGGTTTTAAAACAATCTGACTCATAAATCCATAAGAGTTCTTGGTTCTAGTTCCTTGGGCTTATCAAGGGTTACCCTTATTCCAGAAACTTCGCATCTGAGCTTTTGAAAGAACAATTCAACAATCTGCCCGTCATCATTATAAAAGCCTAGCTTGCCAAGGCAGTCCTGAAACATTTTGACAAGGTTATCACAGTCAGGCTTGCGGTCATGATAAGTTCTGCCCCACGCTCTGATGGCTTTCTTCTCTGTCTTCAAAAAGGGTAGCATATAAATAACCTTTAAAGACAAAGCACCCTCTAGAGGTTTTACTGGTTGGAAGGGTAGGAGTAGTGACATGAAATCCTGCTCCTGCTGTTTACCTTTGGCAGTTTTATATGAAAAGGGCGTTCCATCCTTTTTTATCCCCACCCGTCTTGCAGACTGAGCAGTACTTCGTGGGGGATTACATTTTACAAAAAAATCAAGCATCTCTAATTAGCGACATTGCTTTTGGTTTTATCCGAGTATGTGCCTCGATTCTTTGACGCAAATCCTGCTTCGCTTTTGCTACAGATTCACCCGTCGTTTTCGCCCATACCTTAACGAGTTCCGATTCCTTGAGCGAACAACAGCTAAGAAACTCATTAACCGAAAGATTAGCCCCGAACATTTTTTCAGCAACTTTCGGGACATCAAAAGAAGTAATATGACCGCTCGCACGAAGCTTAAAATTAGGTACATCAATGTTCTTTTGCAGACGCTCCTTGCAGAGCTTCTTAACTTCCTTGACGAATTGCTCCAGAGTAGAAGCCATAGACATTTTTTCACTAAGTTCCTCATTACTTACATTTTCCATATTTTCTATTATTGCGTTTTTTGCCCATGCATGAGCTTCAGGGCAGTGAGCCAAAGCCCTACACCATTTGCAGTGAGTCCCTGCTTTTCTCTCAGCACCCTTCTCTTGAACCTCCCGTGAAAGCTGAATTAGCCGTGACCGCAATGACTGTATATTTTCCACATCAATTACTGCGGTTGTAAGCTTATCTAGCATCGGCTGTACAAGACCTAAATTTATTGTTTTTAACTTGGGATATTCCTGTGCAAGAAGCACTGCATACACCTGTAGTTGCCTATTTTTGTCTGCGGAGGCATAGAACCCTTGGAAGAATTTATAATCTATAATTGATGCATTTTCTTCAGTTGCATCGATTTCATAAAAGTCGATCTCACCACTAAAGAATGCATTGTCGCCATCCTTACACCAAATTCTTTGCTCATGAAAAGTTTTTGTTGGCCCCGCCAACCCGAAATCTTTCCTGCAAATTTCCTGAAGCTCTCTAGCTCTAAATACGAGATAGTTTAATTCATCAGGAACTTCATCTATCGGAGTGTTTTCGCTCATATGAAGATGAGCCTGAGTTCCAAGGTCAGCCTCTTCGGACTCCCGATCTGCAAAGCTTTGTTCTGCAAGGAACCTGCCCTTGCACTCAAAGAGTTCACCCATCGAGGAGCCCGAAGGAAGCCTTACTCCTTTATATGACCTTTTATCAGCCGTCACTTTCCCAGTCCAAATCCGCCTGTTTTATACCATCACCCTTTTTAATACTGATTTCTGCCGCCACAGCGTTCTTCCAGTATTCTGTCGTGCAAAACTTCTGCACAACTTTTAGCTCATCCAAATTTAATTCTTCTAAATGCCTTCCAGATAACTCACCAATCTTTGAGCTATTAGGTAACGGGTCATATTTAGATTTTTTTGGTAAGTTGTTAGGTTTTTTTTCTAATTCTTCTTGTCGTTCGATTGCTTGTTCAACTTCCTCATAGGTGGCAATCGAATCATCAACTCCAATTCCTAGAAAACCCAAGCATCGTCCGACAGCACTTGTCTCGCAATTTTCTATAAAGCTTGTGGCGTTCACTCCGCTTTTACCCTTAATTTCTTCAGCGTGACCAGTTGCTCTTACCAGACCTTCTGAGTCTAAAACTTTTGCAACCATGACCACCCTGTCCCCACTCATGTCGATAATACTTGTTTCTATCGACATATCCTTAAAGTTAGGATGACTCCTGAATGCCCTGACTCGCTCGTTCACGGCAACATAATCTTTAGACTTAATTTTCTGTGTCTTGAGCTTCATCGTTTACCTCCGAATTCATTTGATGTCTCCACCCGACTGGTCTTTTGGGAGAAACTAAAATTGGCTCTTGCAAAGAATTAACTTCTTTGAGGGAAACCAAATGGCGTTTTCTGTGAGGGTACTTCCAAGACCTTAGTCGGTCTCTTGCAATCAGGTCATGAACGCTTTTGTTCGACGCATAACCTAGTAGCTTCCTCGCCTCTGTAATTGTAATTAAATCATCATCCACACTCATGCAAACGATGTTTATCATAAAATAATTTAAAGAAAAGAAAAAAATTAAAAAAAATTAAAATATTTTATTTATTTTACTATTTTACGTAAATTTATATATTTTGTTGACTTTGTATATAAAACTGTAGTTCATATATTTTCTTGTCCATTAAATATGAGTGTAAAAAAGTACCAAATAGTAGGAGTTAAGCTAGATACAGCTTTGCTCCAGCAGTTTCAGAAAGTCGCAGCTTTACTAGAAATGAATCAATCAGACTTAGCGTCAAAAATGATTCGCGACTGGATGGAAATGCTTGAAGAGAAATCAACCCCGCAAATACCGAGTTTCCTTGCAATGGCTCGTTTTGCAAAAGAATACAAAGGAGAAAAACTGAAAAAATGACTAACAATATTGTTGTCGAATTTAACGAGGAAAAACAACAGCTAGATTTTCCTTATCCAATCAAATCAATTGAGTTAGACGGGGAAAAGTTATCTGATGTCCACGACTTGACTTCAAAGGTTATCAGCATGACTAAGACGATAAGAGTCTTAGCATACACAGCTACAGTATTAGCAATAATGGCAGTTGGAACTGTATTCTTTATTGCACAATGGCTAGTCAGCCACGAAGCAAGTATTGAGCAGTTACTCCTGACAGGCAATGAAGATTATAATCAAATGCGGGTAGATTCACTTGCATGGAATGCCCACAAAAGAGAGCGAGCATATGTTCACCTCAAAGAGTTCCACGGACTGCATTGGGATGAGAAAGTGCAGGATTGGGTTAAGCCCCCTCCGCCACCACCACCATTGAAACCCAATCCGATAGGAGGTGCCAATCACTTTGATCTGAAGTGGGCTGGTCGCTGAGGGTTAACCATGCGACAAAGAATCGTAATCGATAATAACATATATATTATTATATTATTCCGTAAGGAATAATGTTGCGCGCGCGTAAGGGAGTAAACCCACAGTTATACTGGAGTTATACTAAAGTATTCCTTAGCTTCTGACTCACTAACATTGGATTCACAGTAATTATGATGAAAAGTTCTATGGTTAGTGTGACCTGTAAATCGCATACATTTTTCCTGCCCCAAAACCCAAAAGCCGTAGGAACAAAAACTGTGCCTCATGGCATCATGCCCCAAGGCTCCACAATGTCTGTCTCTAGCAAGTCTAAATGAATTGTAGGTGCATGGTTTTACCTTGAAATTCTGAAGCCAGACTTTGAGATTGCAAGGTAATCCACTCAAGGTTCTTGTTCTTCTTCCTTTAGCAGAAGAGCCTGAAATAATTATTTTATCATCGCTAAAGGTTAATTCACGACACGCCTCGTAAGGGCGAAGTCCCGCAAAAAGCTGTAGGCAGACTCGTAATTTGTGTTGGGATGGGATGCGGTTTAAAATTTCTTGAGTTTTTTCAACGGAAAGAATTGGTATTTCTTTTTCATCCACAAATATTTTTCCAAGCTTAATTCCGTGAAATTTATCCTGTGGACACCATCCTTTTTCCCCGCACCAGTTGAGAAAGCTGGCAACATCATTTCGATACCCCGATCTCGTGTGAGTATTGTTTTCTTTTTCAGCAAACGATTTAACATCATGGCGCTCAATTTTCTCAACAAGCGTGTTTCCAATAAATTGATTGAACTGATTTAGACGCTGTCCATATGTTTTAATCGTCGCACGACGCATATTTCTTTTTTCGCAGTCTTGTAAATATTCTTCTATAGCTGGGGTTATACCGCAGTGATTACCTGAATATTTTGGGGTGAGCAATCCATTGGAAAAAGTATTTAGCTCTTCATCAATATGCTCCTGAGCTTTTTTCTTTGTTGTAAAGAATTTGCGATAAATTCTGGTGTTTTGTGAGCGCAAAGTGACGCAAAATCTTCTTTTTGTCTTATCGTGGGTAATTTTATGTTTCATCAGCGGTGGCGTTTATGGTGGCGTTTTTGGGGCGTTTTTATGATTATGAACGCCACTTTTGATGTAAAGCCATTTATTAAAAAGTATAATATTTACTTTATTTATAATGACTAAGCCCCTGATTGGTAGGGCTTTATGTTGCTAAAAAAATGGTGGGAGATACTGGATTCGAACCAGTGGCCTCATGCGTGTCATGCATGTAATTAATAGCTTAAACATTGGGATTGAGTGATACTGGTGGCGTTTGGTGGCTTTTTTCTTGCATAACCAAAGTGTTGGTTTCATAGTCAAAGAGGTGGAAATGACAGGGGAACAAATACAAAAATACATTAAGCCATACTTGGAGGAAATGTTTGAGGGATACATTGTTGTTGGATTTAAGGCAGGTAAATCTACGCCAGTTATGATTGGACACGCTCCGCATAAACTGAAGAAACCAATTGAGTGTGCCAAGATCAAGTCAATAGCCAAGATGGCTATGAAAATATTAGAGACTAATGAGGAAGATACGCAAAGGTTGGGAGATATTTGATTTCTTTCCTCCAATATTTGTAAGGATTCTTGCAAGGGAGAAAGTTGGTAAATCAGCAGTGCGGGTTCTTACTGATGAGGAAATCTCAATTAGGGGCGAGCTAGGTCTGGATTTAGTTAAAGAGGTGTCTGTCTTGCACAACTGGGATAATGTAACACTTGGTGTTGCAAGAAAGTTTTGTAAGGGATGTAACTTGGATGTTTTTGATTGGCGTGTCAGAAATTCGGCATATGCGTTAGCGAGCGGTGGAAGTTTTGCTTATTTAAAATGTAGTCCAGATTGGAAGACAAAGTATCTTCCTCTACTTAGAGAATATATCGATGCCGAGAAGAAGAAAATACACAACTGATGAAGTATCTGCTTTGCTCACGGAGCACGATGGTAACTACGCAAAGGTAGCCAAGGTTCTTGGCGAGACAGTCGATAAAATACGCAGGCGTGTTTATAGAGACCCAAAGTTAAAATCTATTTGGGTGGCAGCAGGTGAGCAGGGGCATCAGCCAAACGAGGCTGAGCTGTTAACTCGAAGCAGTCCTATTGAAGCTACAGACGGAGAAATGCTTTCTGCCTTACAAAAGAACGGTAAGGAAGCATTCATGAATGATATTGCGGAAATGCTCAATGACCCAAAAAATATTGGCAAACTCGATATATTTCGGGACTTTGATGATTCTGTTGGTCAGTTGATGGGTGAAGCTTTGAAGCTGACGCAAAAAATAGCTATTAGGCAAAATATGTCTTTATTTGAAGTTGCAGAAAAACTTCGGGATGACATTCAGGGAGGTAGTTTAGATGCAGAGGAGGAGATTTTACGCACAAGATTATTCATGCAGGCTACTGAGCAGCAGGGTAAGTTCTTTGACAGAATACTGCATGGCTTGGATTTGATGCTGAAAATGACTGAGCGTGAAAAGGGGGAGAAAAAGAAAAAAGCAGGCTTTCGCCCATTAAAAGAAAAAGATGCCGAAGATACGAAAGATTGATGCAGATTCTATTCTCGAAAAGCTGGACGATACAAAACAGCAAAATGAGAAGGAATTAGAAACATGGCATCCTAGCTTATCAGGCAGTCAGCTAGAAATTTTTGACTCTACTGCAAAATACATACTTGCTTACGGGGAGAGAGCGTCTGGAAAAACATTTGTGCTTGGTGGGCATAAGTTAGTTCGTCATGCGTATGAGAATTTTAATGCTCTATGTTTAATTGTAGTAGGTGTTAAAGCTCAAGCTACACAAGGGGGAGTTTGGCATAAGTTGCAGACCGAAATACTTCCTGAGTGGGAAGATGGCATCGGAATTAAGTACACAGACGAAAAGCTTGATCTACAAAAACAACCTTACTTGGATATAGAGAATAGATTTGGTGGTTGGTCTCGTGTTTCTCTTTTGTCAGCTCCATATGGAAATATTTTAGTAGATCGAATAAAAGGCTATGAGCCTAGTTATGTCTTCGTAGACGAATTGACAAATCTTGACACATCAAGTTACTTCGATGCCCTTGTTCAACAATTAGGCAGAAGGCAAGGGATTGATGGAATTCAGCAGTACGCTGCTGCCTGTAATCCCGCAGGCCCAAGTCACTGGGTGTACAAGAGATTTTTTCAAATGCCACTAAAAAATGGTGATTGGAATCCTGATTATCATGTGGTTCATGTGAAAATACAGGAAAACGAAAAGAATCTTCCTAAAGGATATTATGATCGTGTAATGGAAGGTGTAGCTGGCGATCCCATCGAAGCTAAGCGGATGTTAGAAGGAGAATGGATTGACCGCCCTGCAGGAGACGCAATATTCGCACCGTACTACAATAAAAGTTTACATGAGATACCCATAGATACGCGGATTGTTCCAACAAACGAATTCCCAGTAGTGATTGGATACGATTTAGGTTCGGTAAATAATGCCTGTATTTTCATGCAATGTTTAGTAGGAGCTGAGAAAAGTGTGTGGACTGTTTTCGATGAGCTAGTTTTTATCGATAAAAAAATACCGTATACAAGTATTATTCCCATGCTATATCAAAAAATGAAAAAGTGGGAAGATAAAGTTGGTGGATTAAAATGGTATCACATTTCAGATAATTCAGCATTTAACCAATATAGAGCCAAAACTGGTTCTTACGATGTACGAGATTTTGAGGAGATATCGAAAGCGAAGTGTGAAATGTTTGATTTGGAGCCGATCCGACTAAAAGCAGCTCCAAAGTTTTCTGGAAGTGTGCAGAGTAGGGTAAGGTTATTGATGGCAAAGCTTATGCAGGAGGAAATTGTATTTAGTGCAAGAAATGCGACAGATTCACTTAAAGCAGTTAGAAATCTAGTTTCTCAGAAAGGAAAAGATGGAAAATACGATCCCTCATTAGAGCTTAAACCTCAGCGATCTGTTTATCTTCATGCCTTTGATGCAATGACTTATGCTTTGATTTATTTTGATTCCAGATTAGGTACGCCAACCCCAACAACACAAAAGGCTACTATTTTGGAAATTAATGCTTGATTTTTGATTCCCAAAAAACTAGGTTACAATCATGCAAGATTTACTACAGCTTGGTATGGATGAAGACTTAAGGGATGTATTGGATGGTCTTTCAGCAGGTTCTAAAGTGAAAATGATGATTGAGGTCACAGTTTCAGAAATGGATGAAGATCGTTTCGCGGGAACAGTAGATCGAATCCACGAAGATGTTGAAGTCATGGCGGAAGGGGAGGAGTACGAACCTGAAGAAGAAGTCGAAGAAGATTCAGAAGAAGAGCCCGAAGAAGAGTACGAAGAGGAAGACGAGGAGTAGTGCGACTTCAGCAAGTACATTAATTGATCTTCATTACGGGAGAATCAATCTTGTTAAGAGGTGGAACAGGGAAAGAATAGAGCGATTACTGGGTTTTTTAAGACTTTCTCAGGCGGAGTTGGCAAGCTTAGTTGCGGTTCCTCACAATACCTTTGGGACGCAAGTTACTCGTGGCAAATTCTCCCCCCCTGTATGCCTTCTCCTTACAATTCTGGAGGGAAGGTTTTTAAGGGGAATAGCCCCAGATGTAATAACAAACGTTTTTGATTTTTATGGTCGATCTGAAAGTACTGGAAGAAAAAGGCACGACGCAAAAGAGGCTTCGTGAAGTCTTTACTGCAAAGTCTGGAGATGACTTAGTGATTAGAGAAAGACTGCAGGATTTAATACAATCAAGGATTCATGAGGGTATTTATCATTCTTGCAGCAATCATTCACTTTATCTTGCTGTTGATTTAGCTTGGGATTCACTGCCCATAAATAAATTTACTATACCGTTATTACAGTACGCACAGGGTAAAATCGATATTAAGTCCTGTGCTTCTAAAATGGAAAACATAGACCCACAACTTAAAGAGAAGTTTGTGGAGTATGATGACGAAGATAATGTTAAGGACATTTCGCTAACTCGTCTCTATGAAGTGAGTGTTAGTTTAATCCGCTCCTACATAACTCGTCGGGTTGCAGCACAGGTAAGTAGGTTCTCGAACTTATTTCCATATTTTAAATATAGTCCAAGAGGGACTGATATGTCTTCTAAGATTCGCTCGGAGGTTTTAAGCCAACGAGTAGAAATAATGACTGAGCAATTTAATTACAGGCATATTTTCTCTCAGTCGATTCGTAGTATGTTTATGTACGGATTCACTGTTCTTTTCCCTAAGGAAGCATGGACTAGAGAAGTACATTGGCGAAAGGGTGAGGATGGCGAGATGGAGTCATTTGTAGAAAAAGAAGGTGTTTCTTTTGTGGAGCCACATCCTACACGAGTTATTTATGATAACTCTAAGCCTTTGTCTGGAATAAATTCAAATCTTGGGCCTTCATGGGTCGGATATTGGGATATTGTCAGATATTCATCCGTTAAGAACAATCCAGAGTTTTGGAATGTAAACGAAGTCACTTACACCAATTCTCTACAGGGAATAGTAAATGCATATCGTGATTTCTTTGACTTCTACTATGATCCAAAGATTTTAGCGTTCCCGTCTAAAAAGGATGATTGGCCTTTTCAAAATGAAAGAGTAGCTCATACAGGGATTTATGCAGGCGAAGATGAAGATAAGGGAATGTTTCTCTCTAACATCTTTTTAAAGCTTAATCCGAAAGCAGAAGGGCTTGGGGATTATCCATTCGATTGCTGGCTTAAAGTGGTGGTGGCTTCTGACGAAACTGTTTTGTATGCAGAGTGGCTCCCTTCTTTACCTGCTATTTACGGTGGAATTAACCAAAATGATGACCGTATGGCTAATTGCTCTATGGCACATGATTTAATGCCATATCAGGATCAAATGAATAATATTATTTATGCGATGCTTCATCACATGAAGATCAGTATGTTTAAGATTATTTCTGTAGATCAAGATGCATTAGATGATGATGTAAAGGAGTATTTAATGGACGCCTTGGCAGAAGATACTTTTTACGAAAAGCCTAAAGCTTTATTTTACTCAGGTGCAAAAATAGCAGACTTAGGAATAGATGCTAAAAATATCCTGACTGTAGTAGATGTTAGCAAGGAATTATCGCAGGGAATAAATCAATCTCTACAAAGTTTATTTCAGTTACTTAATTTGGTTGAGCGGCTCATGATTCTTTCTCCGCAGGAATTAGGTCAAGCAGCCCAGAGAGAGATTTCAGCTACTGAGGTTACAGAAATAGCTAACTCTACGAATACAATTTACTCATTTATTTCTGAGGGTATTGATGAGATGAGGGCAGCGGTTAAAAAAGTACTTTATGAGCATCTAATTTCTTGCTCCACAACTGAGTTTAATGTGCCTGTGAAGCAAAGATTTACTGCTAAATCCATTCGTGGGGCAGGCTTAGATATAGACGATACTGGAGATCAGGATGAGATGCCTTCAGGCAGAAACATTATTGGTAACCCAGAAAACCTTGTGCATGAGTTTATATTCTCAAGCAGAGATGGAGCTGAGAGGCAGAGAGATACACAGGCTGCTCAGACGCTGGGGCAATTATTTCAGCAAGTAATGTCTATTCCTGATATGGCAGGAGCTTTAGGCAAAGAGAGAATATTCAATATTCTTAATGAGCTATTTAGATTATCAGGAGTGGGTCACGATCTTGGCTTAGAGGTAGACGAGGCAGACACACAGACAGAAATGGAAATGGGCCAGCAGGCATTTATTGATGACATGAGGAAGAAATTTCCGCAGATCGAAAAAGTGCTACAGCAGCTTATGATGCAATCACAAGCACAAATGCAACAACCCCCGCAAGGCGGAGGTGCTCGCCCACCAATGGCCCCTACACCTCGTATGCCTCAGCCACCCCCTTCAATGCAAACTCCGCCCCCAGCACCCCCAGCATAGATTATGGAAGAAGAAAAAACTGAAAACACTGAAGTTACTAACGAGCAGGAGCAACAACCTCAAGAGGGAGAATCCAATAAAATATTTGATGCTCTTTACAGTGCTGTAGAGGGAGAGCCTGAGGAGGAGGAGGAGGAGCGTCAGGAGTATAAGCCACCTGCCTCAATCCAGAGTGCTTTACACGAAATCGAGCAAGAGTCAGAGGAGCCTGTTGCAACTGAAGAGACTGAGGAAACAGAGCAAGCAGAAGCCCCAAAAGAAAAACCCAAACCTAAGCAGAAAGTAAAGCGAAAGGTAGTCGATCCAAAGTTTGATGTTGCACCTCGGCCCACAGTACGGCCTCGTCCTACTCAGGTTAAATCAGAAGACCCATTTGTCTCAGATTTGCTTCCAGAGGAAAAAGAGAGATATGAACTAGCTAAATGGGCATCTCAGAATATGCCTGATCAAAAAGGCTTGGATAAGCAGTATTTAGACTACTTTAAAAAGCAAAAAGCGTTCATTGATAAAAATCAGGATTACGGTGATGATTTTGCGCAATCATCAGAGTGGAAGCAATTTCAGGAAAAGAATCGCCCCAAGGTCAATGTGCGTGAAATAGAACGAAAAAAGATCGTCAACGAAGCCACTGAAGAAGCAAAGAAGGCATATCAACCTAAGATTGCGGAGCAAGAGCGTGAACTTTTTAAGATTCGTCAAGAGCCTGTAGTTCAGCAAAAAATACAAGAGGCAAAAAAAGTCTTTAACCAAGTCGTACCTGAAGAAGTAAAAAATAACTTTGATGAGTACGCCAAAAATAACCCTATGGAGTCTGGTATAATAGGGGGGACAGTTAAAAATGCTTTCACGATGGTGGAGGAGTTTTTGAATGTTATGAATGGCTTAAAGCAGGTTGATAATAATGATCCTGTGCAAAAAGCCGTAAATGATTTCATTAAAGCTGAGCAAGATAGGTTTATAAATAGTGGTAAGACTAGACGGAACGGAAAGACATTTGTAAGAATGGAGCGTTTTCGTAATGTCCCTGCTGCACAAAAAGAAAAATACTACACTTTTACAGAAGAGGATGTTGTCAATTTGCTTAGTCTTAGAGCGAAGGAACAGATTGATAAAAAGATCAAGCAATCGCACGATAATCTGCGTAAAGCGGGATATGTGCGGCAAGGAGAGCAACCTGTACAGGAGCCTGTACAACCTATTCCATCTGCGCCACCTTCTGTTCCTACACCTGCACCACGAGCTGGAACTAGCGTCCCTGCGGGTCAATCACAGTCTGATCAAAAAAATACAATACTTTCACTGCTTGACCTTTGATAGTCAAAAGTAGCTTTTGGCTATACATTAAGAAGGCATAAATTCCGATACTTGCCCTATATTAATTTTTTTTGAGGTTGTTTTGAATATTTGAGGTTTAAAACGGTATTATGGTTGTAACCTAATAAACTAGGAAACCTTAATTCAAATAATCATGGCAAACGAAATATCAAATTCAGGACAATTTAATACAACTGGGTATCAGAACACCGCAATGGCTCAGCCAACTGCATCTTCTGCCAGTTCATTAGTAACGGGATCAGGCGGTAGCGGATACGAAGCATTACCTCGCTTGGTAAAAGTAGACAGTTCAAATGGCTGTACTCTTACAAAAGCTCACATCAAGGGAATGACCCCTGCTGAGTTTGAAGCGCTTGGAAATAAAGAAACTGATTTAGCAAGAGTTATTGCATCTGCTGCAGAAGCAAAAGCTTTAGGGGTTGAAGAGCGTGGACTTACCACACTCCTTACAAGCTCGGTGCAAAACATTAAGCCATTGATTAATAAGCAAAACATTGCCGAACAATCAATTATCCTGCCTTACATTCAGCGTAGACAGCGTTCTGTTATCAACGCTAATTACTTTGCGATTGAAGCAGGGGTTGCAGCAGATTCGACTAATCTGAATACTTATCCATATGATCCTTCCTATTTGCCACCTGTAAATTCTGCTACATCGGGCGATTGGATGATTACAATTAACCTTGGTGGTTCTGATTGGGCATCCCCAGTCGAGAATATCGAGCGTTACTTCCTCCCCGGTGGTTATGTAATTATCAATCACTGGAATGCTACTGGAACAGCTACTCGTGAAGTACAGTACATTATTTGTGGAGCAGGAAATGCCGACGCAGGTTCAGTATCTAAGGCTAAAGTTGTTCTTCGTCCTGTAGGATCAATCGTTCCTGCTGACGGAAACTTCAACAGCTTACCAAGTGCTGAAAAAGAAAAGTATCAAGTAACAACTGGTATTCTTCAAACCATTGCCAATAACATCAATGACTATGAGCACTGGTGCAGAAATCAGCCAACTGACCTTAGCGTTCGTTTGCTTGTTAACTGGTTGCAAACAACTCGTGAGTCTCGTGAGGTTAATGATAACTACAAGAAAACCCTTGAGTCGATCATGTCTGGTAAAGTTAATCCTTACCTCTCCTCAATGGTTTATCAGCCACTTGCAGAGCAGAATAAGCTCGCAGCAAAAGTGTCTCAAGACCAATGGAATCGTGCGGTATGGTACAACCAGCCTCTTAGCGCTGCTCAGAAGCCTGAGACTTATATGCAACTTCCTGCAGTTACTGACCCAGAGGACACCAACTGCACATTGGAGTACAAATGTAACGCTCTTGGTATTAAAGCTCTTCTTCGTGAGGGTAATCGTGTTAAGGATAATTCTGGAGGAGCATTGAATCTTGATGACTTGTTCTCCGACTTGTATTTCCTTAAGAGAAACCGTGAGCAAGATGGCGACACAATTTCTGTTATTGATGTCATGACTGACCGTTTAACTTCCGTAAAGATTTTTGAAGCTTTCAATAGCTACTACAAACTTCGCTACGGTTGGGAAACTCAGCGTAACGCTAACATTAACCAAACCATCGAGCACAACGGAATCGTTCTCTTCAACTACAATGTCTATGACATTCCTGATGTAGGCGTTCAGTTGGCAGTATTCCATGACCCAATGTTTGACGATTTGTTGAATGTTGGTAGCGGAAATAAATACCTTCTTGATGGAAGTCGTTCTGGAGATGCAGTGTTCGATGGCAATGATGCCACTTACTATGCTAACTCACAGCGTATGCTCTGGCTCGTTGACTGGTCTGATGTGAAGATCGGTGTTGCTGGAACAAACAGCGTGACAAGAACGCAACCACATCCAGAGGTTGACAGACTTTACTCATGCAGAATGGATTCTGTAAAGAGAACTTTCAATCTTCGTTCCACCAAGTGGACAACGATGATGGATCGTCCTCACAGGCATCTAATTATTGAGAATATCAGTGATGCAGTTGAGTTCACCTTAGGGGGAACTAAGCACACATTCTGATTTAAGTAACAAGCCTTCCACATCCACTCATATGCTAACGGGAGGCACTGCGTATGCGGAGCCTCCCGTTTCTTTTAATCATGAAATTATTATTTGATAACATAAATGTTCCCTACAATGGTTTTGACTCTTATCAGCCTGTTTTAGTTGGCTCATCTTGGGTTGGTATTGCAAGTGTAGAGGATAAATTTGCTAAAACTCTTCTTAAGGAAAATGGAGTAACAGAACTAAGCGAAGAGGATTTTGACTGGTACAAAAAAAAAGTACTGGAGGAGGCGGTGACATTTCGCAAGTTCAGTACTCTAAAACAACAAGCGGATCGAAGTCCTCTTGCGGATTATGTGGAGGAGGAAAAAAGCGGTTCTTCAAAGTCTCCTTCGCCTAAAGGTAAGGCCAAGGCAAAGGCAAATCCAAAAGACATGATTAGAACTGAAGCTGTTGATGCAGAAACAGTGGAGGAAAAATGATGGATACAAACGGTTCAATTGGACTACTTGGTATTTTATCAGCTTGGGGTCTTGCAGATTATCACTTAGCAGCAGCTAGTGTTGCTGCAACTCTAACAGCGATATACATGGCAATTGCCATCGTTAAGAGAGTAAAATGAAGACAATATTGCAGACTGGATTAACTCAGAAAAGCATCAGCTCTACTGAGCTAAACCCACTTGTGGCAGTAGCTGATAATCACTTATTGGTAAATACTCGTCCATCTCGATTTGGTGTCTTTCGGCAAACAAATTCAGGCGAATTGCCTTCTATAACAGCAAAGCAGTTTCGTATTACAAATGCAGGTGCTACACCTGTAGTGGTAACTCAGAAGACCCCTTTGTTGATAAGAACATTCGACCACAGCATAGATGTTAATGTTGATTCTAATACCATAAGGTTACAGGCGGTAGATTCTTACACACCGAATGGTCAAAGCTCAGTTTTAAGAATCACCCATGCTGGAGATTCTGCGGCTTACGATTCTGTTGAAACTACTGAGTCTTTTTTTGGGGTGCAATCTTACTTCAGGATTAACTCAATAGGATGGACAAATGCAGAAGAGCCTGATTTCGCTGTAAAACCTTTTGGTATTTACACGAGCAAGCAAGCAATTGACACTAATCTTCCTGCATTAGCTCTAGGTGTAGGATTGGATTCATCAAATGTGCCAGAGTTTCGGTTGTTCAAAGGTAATGTAGCTGACGAAACTTTGCCTGACGCTATATTAGATAGATGGTACAGAGTTAACCTTGAGGCTACAGCCAGCAACTCGGAGTTTACCATTAACTTATTTAAGGAAGAGCCTGCCTTTTCTGGAGAATGGACTCAAGTTTACACTAACACAATTACATCTACTGGAGTTGGTATGCTCGATGAAATATTTGCACAAAATTCATTTGTTGTGGGTATGGGTTCTGACGGTGTTAGTTCTCAGGATATAGAGAGCTTATTTGTATATCGTGATGTAAGTGGGGAGGAAGAATTGCTACCTTCTTCAACCAAAGAATATTACTGCATACATAACCTCGACGAGTACAGAGTTTCAGGTGCAGTGACTGGCTACTATACCTCATGAGATGGATACTGGTGGCTTTATTTATTCTTTTATCGGGTTGCAATAAGGCGACCCTTTATCCCTCCATTGGTGCGGGATTGGGAGCAGGGGCAGGCAGTGTAGGCGGTGTAGGTGGTAGTATTGCTGGCGGAATGGTGGGCAGTGCTGCTGGTGAGTTGTTTAAGAATGATGAGATAAAACGATCCAACTTTGATGAGGAAGAGCTTACCGAGATTGTTAGCCTAATAAAACAGAGCGAGGGTAATCAGAAAACATGGATAGATACATTAGTTTCAGGAATCTACGACATAATGATCATGATTGCAGTAGGTGGACTTGTGTTTCTCTTAGCTCCATTTTTATACACCAAATTTAAGGTAAAAAAACTAATAGACGATATATTTGATAAAGATGAAAACTTGGCAAGCATTCAACGACGCAGTAAATGACCTTTTGCTTGTCGATGGTGTCCGAAAGGGCAGGGGGATCGAGAGATTTAGAGACAGGCAAATTGTCAATGGGGTAAGAGATTTACAAAGATATATTCCACTTCTAAGAGAAAATACAGGTTCTGTTTCTTATACCAGCAGCGATCTCGAAGAGCATAGCGAAGGTCAGGCGGAGGTCGGTGACTTTAATTTCCCAGACGCACGAATTAAAGACATCGTAATACGAAGGCTACCAGACGCTGAAAAAAACGAAGAGACATCCTCTTACTATCGCCCCAAAGTTTATAATGAACTAGCTAAGTTCAGCTTACTCGACGGAGGCAACTCTCCTCGATCTTCTCAGAATCAAGGCAAGATGGTCTTTGAGGATGGAAAATTTTATAATGCTCCATTACTAGAGGAAGACGAGACTCTGACTATATATTTTACTCAGGAAAAAACTTATAAACCTTTATTTGAGTGTACAGGTTCTGAACGAGAAGAGCAGACTAAGCTTGGAGATGATGAAGCACTAGCTGTTTATCATTATGTAAAGTATCATTTCCAAAGAGATGTAAATGACGATGCAAGTTCGGCTCAAAATAATTTTCAAATTTATCAGCAGTTAAGAAGGTCAATCTTCGCTAACATTCGTGAGCAGGTTGGGTTTGATACTACTGCATCAACAAAAACACTTGGCGAGGAGGGATTCTTATTAGGCGATGGATAGTAGAACTCAGTTAAAAACAAGATTTAGTAAAGGCCAAAGAGTTGGCGAAGCTGATTTTCATAGTCTAATTGAAAGTCTTGCGCATATTAATGAGGATGTTGCGAGCGGAGAATTAGCTACTGGCTCAAGCGTAACTAATCTTTCATCACAGATTGATGATTTAAAAGCATTCGCTGAATCCCATAAAAGCGATTACGATGCGTACAAGAGTCAGCATCCTACGTTGGGCGAAGTTAAGGACTTAGATACGCAACTATCTCAGGCATTTGCTAGTGATATTCAATCTGTTAGCGATCAAATAGAAACACTTAAGAATAAAGATACTGCTATCGAATCTGATGTATCTGATGTAGTTAGTGACTTAGCCTCACAGATCACAGCGAACTCTCAAGAGCATGATATAATAAATGCCTCCATAGCAGATCGAGCTACTGTGTCTGCACTGCAGTCAGCAGTAACTGCACTAGAAGCTTTAATAGCAGCAAAAGCAGATGCAAGTCATGTGCACTCAGATTACATTACAAGAGCGGAATCTAGTAATTTCGCAACCCAAGGAGACTTGGCAAATAAGGCTGACGCATCGCATCAGCATCAGGCATCCGAGATAAGCGGTTTAGACGAAATATTTACAACACCCAATGAAGTTATTGGTTTAATAAATGACAATAAGATCAAGTTAGACGAGCGAGCATTGCTAGATGATTTTTATGATAAGCCAGATGTTGATGAACTGCTTAGAATTGGAATAGCATTAGCAAAAGACCAAATCCTTGAGGTGGTAGATGCAAAGATTGATCAGTTGCAGGAGTCCATTAATAACCTGACTCCACCAAATCCATATACATTGTATGATGTTGATCCAGTAGAAGCAGAGGCTTTGAGTGGAGTAGAGGCATCTACAGTTTCTATATTTGCAACTTCACCAATTGCGGGTCTTACATTAACGGGAATATTTGAAGGTGGTGTGTTGCCAGAGGTGAGCATTGCTAATTCTACTAATTATAACAAGGAGCTATTTATTGGTACTACAAGCGAGGATCAGGTAATTGCTTTCAATGAAGTAGAAAACCAATGGGAGTGGATACAAACAGGATCAGGAGGACAAAAGCTAATAGCAGTATATGAAACTACTGACTATTCAATTGTTCCTGAATATTGGTTACTTAACCCAGATGGTGACTTTACAGGTTCACCCCAGAGTAATTTTAATATACAAGTTTCACAAACTTCAGATTCAGACCTCGTACAAATCTTCAATCAAGCTAGATTTTTCTCAACAGGTTATGTTTCGCAAGGCATGGGTTATGTTAGAAGGGTTCCCTGATGGCAAAGAAGTCATCTCAATACCGACACTTTTCTGTAATGGCCTCACAGGGAGGTCAGTTAATAGCTGGCAGTAACTCTGGGGACACAGCAGGAGCATCCAACTATGTAGAAAAAGTAAATTTTCGAAGAGAGACTGACGGAGAAGTTCGTCGGGAAGGATGGGAGAAACTTAAGTTAGATAGCTACATTGACAATCTTGGGACAAATGATCCTGTCAGGCTTGTGTATCAGTTTCTTTCAGATGAGGAGCAGGTATTAATTGCTGCTTCTGGTAGTAAAATCTACAGGCTAAATGAATCTACAGAGAACTGGGAGATTATTGCCCAAGGGTTGCAATATTTAGATAGCCAAAATCATGTGGTTCAGCCACGAAGATGGGAGGCGCTTAGTATCGACGGATTCTGCATTCTTAACAACGGTGCTGATCTTCCGCTAATCTACAGAAACGGATGGTCATGTGCTTATCCTATTTATGGCATAAGGGAAAGGGGTATTATTCGATGCGGTACTATTGCTGAGTTCGATGGCAGATTATGGTTAGGTGATGTTACTTATATAGATGAGGACAATGTTGCGGGTGCTTTTAATAACTGGATGCAAAATGCGACCCAACCGTATGGTTTGCCTGAAGCTGAAAGCTTTTCTACGCCCACATACAACTCACCTCACACAATAGAGTACTCAGCATGGAGGCTGGCTACTGATATATCTATTGCTAAAGCGAGCCCTTACTTATTTGGTCAGGTATATGATGCAGAGGTTTCTGTGATGAGCGATGATACTTTGACGGAAATAAAACTGCCTTATGAGCTGGGTGGAGTTAGTGCTACTAGGGATTTGAATCCTTATCATTCAACGAACTCCACACAGGCTGGTACGATTCAGGTAGGTGATTCTATTAGGATGACAATTAATACATCAGGCGGTAGTGTTCCAAATTATGCTGTTTATGATGGTGTAATATCCTCAATTACCCTTACGAATGGAGAGACAAGATTTGCTCTTTTAGCATCTCCTAATACCGAATCCTTAACATCTACTGGAGACACCCAAACCTCATCATCTGTTCCTGATGTCGGTGAATCAGCTCAGTTTATATTACTAAAGGAACCAGATACTTTTTCTAGTGATGCAGGGATGCAGCGGGATTCATCAGATGCTTTGAGTTTTCCAGAAGACGGCTCCCAAATACTTAAAATGGTAAAGCTGGCAGATAAGCTTCTTGTTTACAGACAGACTGGTTATTTGGCTATTTCTCGTGGTAATACACAAAGTGCATATTTCTTTGAGGAAAAGTATAAAGGGGAAAGAGTTGCTGATTTTAGAAATACCATAATTACAATAGACGATCAGAGGCAAATGTTTGTTGGCTTTAGTGGAGTCTTTATTGTTACACCAGCTAATGTAGAACCTACACCTTTTCAGCCTTTTATGATGGGGCCAGAGTTTTGGCGAAATATTACTAGAGACGAAATAGAATATTGCTGGTCATGTGAAAATAACCTGACTCAGGAAATATTTGTTATAGCACCAGTTGGAATCAAGCTAGATGACTCTACAGGAATAAAATTAGACTGGGGTGTTATTGCTTACGATATGATTTACAATACTCTATCGCAGATTGATGCAGCAATGACCTCTGCTTGTAATTTATTTCCTACTCCTAAGATAAGTTCTCGTTGGTTTATTTTGTCTACTCATGTTGTAGAAAATGAGTCGGATATGTTTACAGACAGTGAACTTCTTCGAGAAGAGGATAAGGAATTTACATCTGCGGGTGCTAAAATATTAAGATATTCATATGGCCCGTCCGTTGAAAATATTTTTGGAAACACTCAGCCTTATAGATCATTTCGCAGGGATGGTGCGGATTATATATCTAGAATTAAATACGGAAAAACTGACTTTAATGATAAGTTTTCTGAAAAAATGCTAAGAAGCTATGTGCTACATTTATCAGATCGATATGATTACACTACTTACACGAGAGAGGGTTATGTGGATGAAGAATTCACAAAAGACCTCAGTGCAACCGTAAGCCTTATATCTTACAGTACGGGTGTGGATGATGGTGATGAGGAGGTAAAAGAAGTCTTGGACTCTTTAGATACTGAAACAATGGTTCCACTTTTTGCACAGGGTAATTATTATCAGGATACTATTGAGCTAAGAGGGCGGGATAATGGTTTTAAAATTCTTGGTAGAACCTTTGAGGTGTCAGGTGTAAGAACAAGGCACACTCATCAAGCTCACGAAGTAAGTGCCTAGGAGAAGAAAAGCTAAACACGCTCCATACAGCGTGGATGCTGGCTTTAATACTGATAATCCAGTAAGCCTTCAAATGTCGCTTGCTCGTTTGCGTGAACGAGTCATGAGAACAGCACAAATTACGCTAGAGGCGGATGAAGAGTCGAATAGTGCTTATGGTGATTTCTTAAGTGGGCTAGGTATAGGGCTGCAGTCTTACGATATTGATGGTTCGGTTGCTGCATTTTATGAAAATGATGCAATGGAAACTAGCTACTATAGTGACTTTTTATTTGGTCTTGATGGAAATACGGTAGATTCAACCACTATACCACAGCAAAACCTAGCTTACTATGATGACTTTGAAGACTCAGTAGGTGGTGATACTACACAATATTCAACAGCACCAGCAGCACTAGAAGTATATGAAGACTTTGAAGATGGAATATCCTAAGAAATGTCAAAGATATGTCTCGTCTAGGACGAT